TTGAGCAAGTGCTGCCATGATTTCTGCTTCTACGTCGATACCATGCTGTGACTGAGCGTCTTGAGCTGCTTCGAATGTCCAACGTGCGCTTAGTTTGCGTGATTTGGCTTCGACTGTTTGCTTCAAGATTTGGATGCTTAGTCTGTTACCAGCTGCACCTTCTTTTGCTGCTGTTGCGTCTGCTTTACCATTTGCATTACCTGAATAACCTTCAGCAATTTTAAATGGTGATAGAGCTTCTTCACCAGCTGCTGCGCTTCCGCCTGACGTGCCTGTATAGCTATCAGCATAACGTACACGTAGTGTGTGGATTTGACCCACTGGACCAGTCATTGGCTGAACACCAACGATTTCGTTAGCAATCACTGTTGGCATAACACGTCTGATCACTGGTAGGATCACACGGTTAAGTGTTGCTACGTTACCTGCAGAAGTTGCACCCGCTGTTGCTGTCTCCATCAAATGCTTACGAGTATTTTCAAGAGTTGTTTCCATAACAGCTTTTTTGTTGCCTGAAAGGCCTTCAACAAGGGCACCTTTGGTCTCCTGCCAGCGACTTTCTAATAGTTCTGACATAATGTTTCTCCTTTATAATCCAGCTAGACGCTTAATATCAATAACATTTCTGTCAACTGCGTCTGCTTCATTACTGAACTTTTGTTTTCTGTTGCCTGTAATTTCTTTGCCTTCTGTAAGTGGTGCCTTCTGCTTTGCTGGGCTCTTACCATCAATAACTGATGGTAGGTATTTGTCAAACGATTCACGTAGTTTCTTCGTTTGAACTGTTTCCAGTAAATCTGTCATGATTTCACGCTGGTCTTTACCTAATGGTGCAACCAACTCGTTCATTACTTTTGTACGCTCTTGCGCTTCAACTAAACGAGCTACTTCAGCATCTTTTGTTTTTGCAATATCTTTAGCTTTGTTAGCTAAATCTTTTGCTTCTGATAGTAGTTGATCTTTAGCAGCAAGAACTTTTAATAGTTTTTGTGTTTCAGATTTTTCATTCAAATGCGATGACATATATTCATTTGCAAATGCTTCAAAAATCTTACGTCCAAAATCATTTCGACGTGCTGAGTCAATATCTTCTTTCAACTGTAATATTTCACCTGTTAGTGCTTTTTCAACAGTTTCAGAAATCATTGCAGCACTTTTTTGAATGAAAGTTGTTTTAACTTTATTCAAATGGTCTTTGCTTTCACGTACTAAACGTACTTTTGTTTCAGCAAGGTCTTTTTTGTCTTCTTGGAACTCCGCAATTTCACCTGCAAGTTGTTCTACAACAAACTCTTCTAGTACAGAAAACTTACTAGCCATAGCCTTTTGGTCTTCATGTAGTTCGTTAACTTCTTTTACTAGATTTTCAGTAACAAATCTTTGTAACAGACTTGCATTTTCCTTCATTGCAACTGCATATTTTGCTTTCTGTTCTGCAAGTTGTTTACGATCTTCGTGGAACTCTGCCATTTCTTCAGCTAGTTTTTCTGTAACTAGTGAATCAACAGCTTCAACCATTACACCTTTGTCGTGCTCATATTTACTTGCAAACTCTTCACGCAACTCAGCAGTAACAGCTACACGATTTTCTTTGACTTTTGCATCAAAAGCTTCTTGAATTTCGGCAGCCATTGCTTCGGTTATTGCTTCGCTCTCTAAAAGGGATTTAAGTGCTTCCATTTTTTTCTCCTTTTATTGGAGCCTGTCTATTATATTTAATAGACTCTCTTTAATATATTTTTTTGCCTTTGGATCGCCTGTTACTTCTTTAGAAGTTAATAATGCCTTGTATCCACCTCTTTCGTTCATAATATGTTCGTAAATAGGTGTAGGATACGCACCAGGGGCGCTGGGCTGTGCCACAACGTCCACAGTGATTATTTCAAATCCGGCAACGTTTCCGCTGCCGTCAACTTCTCCACTTCCTCTAGATGAGACACCTAGTTTAACGCCGCTTTCTAGCATTGTTTTAACTAGGCCTCCCATCGGAGTAGGTAGGATTTTTAATTTTCCGTAACCGTTTGGACCGTCCATCCACATTTCTGTTACCATGTGACATACACGATCGAGGTTTATGTTAAGTCCTTCAGGATGATCTACTTCGCCTAAAACTGAGTATCCACCGGCTATCTGCTCATTGAGCGTGGTGACAGCCCTGCCAATTTCTTCTACGGGATAAACACGCTGATTAGCGTTTTTAACGCCGCCTTGAATACAAATACCTTTCATGTAAAGATCTTTGCCTTCGTTGGCAGACTCAACGACCATTCTAGCTTGGTCAAAACTTAGATTTTCACGTAGTTGAAACATCTATCAGTCCTTACTTTTTAGCTGCCAATAGGTGATTTTTTATTAGCTGCGTTCTCTGGCTTGCCCTTTTTCTCAGCGCCGTGGCCAGGTTCTGTTTTAGTGCCTGATTTGGCACTTGTACCGCCTTTAACATTTCTGTTACCTGCGTTATCTTCTTTTGTAGTTGGTGCTGCTAAGCCGCCTGCTGTTCCGCCTGTGTCAGCTTCACCGCCAGCTACGATGTTTGACGCTGTTCCGCCCATATCGTTTTTACCTGCAACTACTGATTTTGCATTTGCGCCATTGTCACCTTTTTTTGGTTCATCTGCCATTTTGTTAGCATATTCGCGCATGATTTCTGCTGCTGATTTTTGTACAGCTTCATCAACTTCTTCATCATCTGATTCATCAACTTCTTCATCGGTTGCTTCGTCTACTTCTTCATCATCTGATTCATCAACTTCTTCTTCTGACTCATATGCAAATGCTTCTTCTTCGGCTTCGTCGTCATCATCTCCGTCGTCGTCACCCATCATTTTCTCAAACTCTGCTTGAAGATTTTGGAATGCTGCTTCTAAATCAGCCATAGCTGCTTCAGGGCCTTCGCCTTCTTCGTCGTCGCCTTCTTCGTCGTCATCATCGCCATCTGGCATTTCAATGTCGCCCATCATGTCGTCGGTTTCGTCGCCGCCCATTTCTGGTTCCATGTCAAGCTCGTCTAAACCAAACATTTCATCTAGATCGTCATCTTCTGACTCGTCTACTTCTTCATCAGTTGCTTCGTCTACTTCTTCATCAGTTGCTTCATCAACTTCTTCATCATCTGATTCATCAACTTCTTCGTCTGTTGCTTCATCAACTTCTTCGTCATCTGATTCAATGATGTTTTGGTAAATCTCACGTGATTTTTCTACCACGATTTCATGGAATAGCTCTTCTGCACCTTCTCTGTCTTCATTGACTAGGCGTTCAAGCATTTCCTCAAACTTTTTTAGATCAGTCATGTCATTCTCCTTTATTGTCAAGGCTGTCTATTATATTTACACTTTTTAGGAAAATATACGTAGAAATGGGCTCGTTTGAGCTCATTTTCTATGTAGATTAAGAAATACTGAATGTTTTTTTAAAATCTTTTACTGTTACATGCTCTAGATTTGGTATTCCTTGTAAAGTTTCTGGTAAAAAATAATCCTTATCTCTTACAACTCTGATATATTTAGTATTAGAATTTTGTTTTAATACTGTCATAGTTTGACGAGACCAGTTACCAAAATATGTTGCTTTATCGTTTTTATTTTTATAATTTTCTGTTCCTGCATAAAGATTGTTTACAAGTTCTTTTTTATTACCAATACCTTCGTAATCAAATCCTAAAATGTATATAATATCATTTTCGTGTTTACTTGCTAAGTTTAGTGCAGTCGGGCCACTGCTCCATCCCAAGTTAGGGTTAAATAGATTTAAACCTGGAATACTTCTAGTATATTTGTTTGGGTTAGTCCATACATTTCCATGCTGTAAATGAAAGTTTTTTTGTGTTATCTCACGAATCATTTTTGTATCAACTGCTATTAAATAATCTGGGTTAAATGTTCTATACAATGCATTACACCCATATATTCTTCCATGCGGTCTAAGAAATACAGGATCTATTTCTTCTCTACTAGTTCCGTTACCCAACACAAATGCTGTGCGTCCGATAATCATACTAGGACGTTCTGCTATTTCTTGTATTTCTTTTTGTTCTAAACGGGCTTTTTCTAGGCGCTTCCTGGCTTTTCGTTGTTCTTTGGTTTCGCCAGGTATATATTTTTTAACCAAATGATACTCCTACACTGTTTCCTCTGGTTGCTGTGCTGCAATACCATACATTTGTCTAATATGCACTAAATCTTTTTGCGCCTCTTTTCTGTGCATATCATCAGCCCTACGTGCTTTATTGATATCTTTTAGAGTAAGTCTAGTTTTACGTGTATCATCGATTTTTACAATTGATTCATCGTCCTCAGCGTTATAACGCTGATCTTCAACTGGTTCCATTGTTTCTTTATCAAAGTAATATATTTCTCGTAAAATCATAATGTATTTATGCTGTAGGTTGTACTTCAGCACCTCCTCCTACTACTGACGTTTCATCTCCGGCTGCAACATCTTCGTCTCCAGTGATTTCGTCTCCTTGTGCATTTTCTGTATCAGCACTTATATCACTTCCAGAAATGCCAGCATCTCTAAGTTGACTTGCTGCGTCATCGCCAGGAACTTGTAACAGCTCGTCGTTTTCTTCTCTCCATAGTTTTTCGTTTTCTGCAATCTCCTCTTTGCTCAATCCTAAGAAACGTTGTAAAGCAAAACGATTAGAAATGAAAGGAATTTGTTGCATTTGAGCAAATGTTGAGATTCTATTATTGTCAAGTTCTGCTTGACGATAACTCGCAAAGTTTTGAGGTGGTTGTAATGCTAAATCAAACATTGCAACATCAACATTTAAACCTTTTTGATTTAGATAAAGTTTAAACTCTCTGTTAAAAACCTCAGTAATCAAACTTTGCAAACGTTCGCAATAATTGTTGAAACGTAGTTCTTGAATATAAGCGGTCCCCACACGTCCATCATTGTATTGTGAAGCTGAATCATCTGCTCCAGTTGGTAGGTACGAACTAGGGATACGTAAGCCGCGTAGCAACTTATTAGTGAAGTATTTAAGGTCATCAATCTCTCCCAGATTTGTTCCGCCTGGTAGTGTTTCAACCTTACTGCCGCGGCCTTCAGCAGTTTGAGGAAAGAAGTAGTCTTCGTTGATTGATAGCGGGTTATAACTGCTGTCCACAACTGTTTGTCCACCACCTGTCTTGGATGGAATACGTCTTTGATGTATTTCCGTCTTAACACGCTCAACAAACTGCATTGCCAAGTGACTTGGCATGTTACCCACATCAACGTAGAATACTCTGCGCTCTGGCGCACGTTGGACACGATAGATAATAATCGCATCTTCTAATAATTCTTTTTGTTTGTAAACTTTGAAAATGCTTTCAAGCAAACTGTTGCCAAATGGATAGTTTTGATCAAGTCCTTCACTCATTGACAAATGAACCATATGATTGGCATCAACTGCTGTTTCGTTTGATTCGTTACCCCAACGACTTGTGCCTGCGTCTGGAGTTTTTCCTGTCATATATTTTTGATCAAGTGTTTGATAACCCGGTTGGTTACCTCCAGGACCATATGCGTTATTGGTATTGATTTTAGTTGCGCTTAATCCTTCATAAGCAATGTTTAAATCTTTGATTATAAATTGTTCTGGACGTTTGCCTTCACTTTCATTAACAATAATCTTTGTTACATTAGCAGGATCAACATGAAACCATTTTTTTGTTTCTGGGTCTCTAATAAAAAACTGGTCACCGTACTTGAAAGTATTTCTAATGATTTTAAAAATTCTTTTTTCAAACTCTTGTATTTTACACCATTGTTTTAAATATTGTCCAATGATTTGAACTTCAGAGTTAGTTGGAGAAGTATTAAATTTTATTTTAAAAGGAGTTTGATTTTCTTTGTTTTTTTGTGAACAAAACTCAGCAAGTATATCAAGTGCAGCATTAACTTCTGAATCGTTGTCCATGGTATTGTATTGACCGTAACGTTCAATACGGTTTGGTGAACCAACATAAACATCAGGCAAGTGGCTGCTATAGTTTGCTGCTGCTGGACCAACTCCTGTTCCACGACTGAACGAAAATGGAGAATAACTTCCAGTAGTATTCATATTTGTAGGAACAGGCGTAAAATGTTTTTTCCAGCTCATACCCTTGCTCCTCTATAAAAATCTGTAGTCATACCCCTCAATCCTTTTGCAGTTTTTTCGCTTATTTGATTACCAGCAGCTAAAAGTTTTACCACTTGCATCATAGTAGTATTTAACTGATCTATCTTGATTGATACTTGATCTTGACTGCCACTATAATAAGATTCTAACATTTGACCAGCAGGACTGTTTTTAGGTACAATGGCTTCTTCATTGTGAACCATTACAGGTGTACCGGCACCAAAGTTTTGAAAACCATTTGTACCTATATTATAAGCAGGTAGTTCATTTATAAATCCTGCTAATGGACCTTCTAAATATTCTAGCATCATTGCTCTTGCTGTATCGTTATAGTTATCTGTTATAAATTTTCTTAATGAGTCACGTATTTGTTGTTTTGCATCGTCTGATGTTAAACCTTGTCCTTGTAGTTCTCCGTAAACAGTGTTTAGATACCCTCTGGTTTGGTACCTGTCATCCAGTTCCGAAAGTCCAACAATACCGCCTGCTCGTTGCATTTGTCCGTAAAACGCTAAAGGATCAATCCTAGCCGAAAATGCATCAGATCCTAATGACTGAGCAATTGCGGCTGTAAGATTACCTGCAATAGGGGCACCAGTTTCTATACTGCTTACAGTTGCATTTCCACCACCTAATATACTTTTCGCACTGTTTATAATAGTAGCCATAAGTTCTGGTATTCTTTCATTAAACACTGTGAGTATAGTGTTACTGATAGTATCTGCCAATGAAACTAATGTTTCTCTACTATCTTCTAGAAGTCGGTTAGTTGCATCAGATATACCAGACAATATACCTCCAGTCATACGACCCGTACCGTCTGGCCTACTGTTGGTTCCGTATATAAACTTGTTTAGGTATTCAACAACATTATCTACAAAACTTTTAGTTGATAGAGCATTAGGAAATAAAAGTTCGTTTAGTTTTGTTTCTACTTTTTGAAAAAAGGTAGGTCCTTGTGTCTGTGTTTGTGGAAAGAAAAAATCCCATACAGAATCATATGCAGTGCTTAAAAATGATTCCATTTTTGTTTTACCGCTGGCGTCTTCTTCAAACAAGAATCCGTAGATATTGTTATATACAGTGCTTAAAAAAGTTTGCATTTTTGTTTTACCGTTAGAATCTTGATTAAATAAGAATTCGTAAATAGTATCATAGACACGTTGCATAAAGTCAGATACACCAGTTCCGTCCATAAAAGAAATTATACTATCGTACATTCCTGCAAACAAACCACCTACTCTTTTATATTCAGCATCAGGACCAACGCCACCTACATTTTGCATTTTTCCAAGGAAAAAGTCGAGTAGAGTATTAACTATATCAGTGCCTGCTTGTTCTAATGCTGCACCAAAGCCTTCAGCCTTATAAACTTGTAATAGTCCATCAAGCCAGCCTGTAAACTCATTAAACTTAGTTTCTATATACAAAAATGTTGCATCCCAATCTATTCCAGCAAGCGTAGTATTGATTGTGCTAACAAGTTTTGTTACATAACCTTCTTCGCCAAATGCACCTGTCATAAAGTTTTTCAAACTAGTTTGAAAACTAGGAATACTTCCATCAACTCCTTCTGGCGCAATAATATTTCCAATCGTGGTCATAAGTTCGCCAAAACTATCAAACAATCCGTCAGCTGCTGTAGATGCATCAAGGAATGCATCTACTACTGTTTTTCTAACATCAGTAATTGCTTGTTCAAAGCCGCCTAAAGTAGATGTTACTTTATCTCTTTTTGCTTGTTCTTCTGCAGATAATCCAGCATTTCTATCTTGTAGTTGATTAATTCTAAACAGTTGATCTGCAAGTGATACCATTCCGCCAACAACACCACCACTGCCTCTAAGTTGATCTAATGTTGCTTTTCCTGTAGTTGTTGAAAAGTTTTCAAGTGCAGGTTGTACTTGATCTAACAATACACTAGTCATTTCGTCAAGTCCTACTTGACCATTGAACATTCTTCTAGCAAACTCTGTTATACCAGGCACTTGGTTTGCTAATGCTTTACCAACGTCAGTTTGAGCAACTCCATCTGTTAAATCCATAAGTGCATCAGCTAATGGTCCTGAAAGTTGACTGTCAAGGAATGCAATGTTAGATTGAAGATTAGCTCTTGCTTGACCTTCTAGTCTATTGACTTGAGCTCTAACACCAGCATCTTGTACTTGCATTGCAAGTCTTTCGGCAACCTGTTCACGTTCTTCGCCTGTAAGTTTTGTCAACTTATCAAGTTCTAAAACGTATGCCATTGCAGCTTCTTGAGATAATCTGTCAGTTCTTAAAGAAGCGTTAGATCTTCTACGCTCAAGATCTAAAAATCCTATTAAGCCTTCATTGACATCTGCAATAGTAAATCCCATTGAAAACAAATCATTACCAACACCTCGTCTAAAGTCTTTGCTAAACTGTCCTAATAATCGTGTTCCACTGGTTACATTAGCACCAAATGTTGCTAAAGTTGTAGCGTTGTTTTGAACTAAAGAAGCAAAATCTTCCATGTTCATTGCACTATTAGCACTAGCAGCTATCATATCAAACATGCTGTTGTTGAAACTTGCACCTACACTGGTTAATCCTCTTAGTGTATCAATAGTGTCATCACCGTATCTAACGATACTTGTAAGTATACTTGATGCACCAAATGCTGCTTCAGCAAAGTCTCCTAACCTGTCACCAGCATATATTGCTTGTTTTCCTACACGACCTATAAAACTTTTAGAAAGATCGTCAGTTGCATCTTTAAGTTTTCCAAACGCAGTTGTACTGTCCTTTACTGCTTTATTATGCAGAGCTTGAAGTCTTGCAGCATCTCTTGCTGCTTGGCTATTATTACTGGATTTTTTTTGGAACTCTCGTAGTAGTAAGTCTAGTGTTGCTTCACTTGCAACACCATTACGTCCGCCTACATTAATAATTTCAACTTCGTCTGCCATTCAATCTCAAATCGTTAAATACGTAGTTAACTATAAGGATATATAGTTATATAATGTATTTATCCGGAGAAAACCAATGCAAAATGCAAATCCACTAAGTAAACATTTTAGACAAGCAAAAATATATATTAACTTGCCTAGTCAAGGAATGTTTTATGCTCCAGGATCTCTAGAAAAGATAGAGACTGGAGAATATCCAGTTTTGCCAATGACTGCTAAAGATGAAATTATGATCAAGACTCCTGATGCTTTGCTTAATGGCGAAAGCACAGTGCAGACTATACAAAGTTGTCTTCCAAATATAAAAAATGCATGGAATATTCCGAGTATCGACATTGATGCTATTTTACTTGCTATGCGTATAGCGACATATGGCGAAATGATGGAAGTAACTACTCATGTGCCTGAGTTGAATGACGAACGCACATTTGAAATTAATCTACGTCCTATTTTAGATGGATTGCTTTCACAGCAATACAATCCTATTGTACACCACAATGAGTTTACATTTGAGTTGCATCCATTGACCTATAAAAAGTTTACAGAAACTGCTTTAAAAACATTTGAAGAACAAAGATTGTTTAGAGTAGTTAATGATGACAACATGAGCGAAACAGAAAAACTTGCAAAGTTTGCAGAAAGTTTTTCCAAGTTAACTGATATTAATGTAACACAAATCTTTAACACAGTTGCCGCAATTCAAGTTGGTGATGATGACCCAGTTACAAACAAAGAACATATAAATGAGTTTTTAGAAAATGCAGATGCAGGTGTGTACAAAGCAATAATATCTCATGTTGATACTGAAAGAAAAAAGTTTTCTGTACAACCATTTAAAGCTACTTTCTCAGAAGAAGATCAAAAAGCAGGTGCGCCTAAAGACTTTACAATACCTATTACGTTTGACCAATCAAGTTTTTTCGCATAAGGATCTTATCGTGGCCTCTTGACAAGATCCTTAGAGAAGTAGACAAACTCGGTAATGAGGTTAAGCAAATCAAGCATAGTTTGTTTAAAATGTGTTGGTACATGCGAGGCAGCATTTCGATGAGTGAAATATTTGAATCATCTCCCGAAGACAGAGAAGTCATTGGAAAAGTTATCAATGAGAATCTAGAGACTGCAAAGAAAACAAATCAACCGTTTTGGTAATTATTTTGTAATTTTATATCCAGCTGCTTTAAGTTTATCAATAGCTGCTTGTGTTTCAGGATCTACTTGACTAGACTTAAATGTTGCCTTTGGTTCATCTTGAGCAAACTTACTTTTGTCAAATCCAGCAGCACCACCGTAACCTTTAGCAACTACTTGATTAATAATATTACGTACTTCGCCTTTAGTTAGTACATCTTGACCTTCAGCTTCATACATACTTGAGTTTGCTCGTACACTTTTAAACATCGGTGCTGGACCACCGATTTGACTTTTAGGAACTACACCGCTCATGTTTTTAGCTGCTGTTGCTGCTTTGCCAATAGCTGATCCTGCTGCTGATGCACCTTGTTTTGCTAGTCCGCCTAGTTTTGCTGCTGCTTGACCAGCTGCTCTTGCTTTGTCTTGACGTGCTTGGCTACTTGCTGCTTTTTTCATTGTTTTAGTTTGGAAATTTTTCATAATCGGTGCAGCAATATTACCTAAACCTTTTTGATCAAAATATTTTTGTACAGCATCTACAGTTGGATTTTGTCGTGATGTTTTTAAATAAGTTAGTAATTCAACTTCCATTTGACGTGCTTCATCTTTGGTAGCACCTTTAGCAGCTTTTTTAGCTTGCTTCATCATTTTTGCTTTTTGAGTAAATGGAAGTGCTTCATTTACATCTTCAGTTACTATTGCATAGACTTTCATTGTGAGATATCCTTAAAACTAACACTATTATTTATGCATTTAAGATGAACTTTCGTTCATCTGTGTTTTCGTTATCACTCAACACATATTATGTATTTGTGATTAGTAAGAAACAAGGCATGTGCGTAAGCATATGCTTTTAGTATCATTCAGATTGTGAAGTCATAATTCGCCCGTTGCCGGGCGAATATGGTTTAAGCATCATTCGAGTCGCTTCTGCCATCTTGTTAAAAGAGATTCAACTTTCGTTGTCGGAGGCGGTTGACCTGTATCCCCCTACTCTAGCTTCGTCATATCAACGGAAGGCAGTTATTCCCTAACAAGCGAAAACACTTACCCTTGGGTTGCTTTTTCTCAGAGCCCATTCCTTTAAAGCCTATCGTATACTTCTTCACGTGAGCATTCCACACCACCGGCTACGAGCATTACCTCGGCTGGATCTTGGATTTAATCAAAGCTCAATATATAGCCTATTTGTGTTCTAGTAGTGCCTGGCGTAGTTTTTGTGAACCACCAACTCTTACATTGATGATACCGTTGTAGTATTCGTCTGTTTCTAATACTCGCCTATCAAACTGTTCTCGTGCTTCAATGTAACTCATCTCTGCTCTGCTTTTGCAGTAGTAAAGTATTTCACGAGTAAAGTTTTTTTCGCCTAAAGTTTTTACATCTTCGTTCAGTCTATCTGAACTTCCCCAGTATTCACGCCAATCGCTTTCTTTGTAGCCTCGACGTTTGTTCTTTTTGCCTTTTAGTGGTGGCTTTGTAGTTTTAAACCTTGCTAGTTTTTTGCCTACATACTTTTGTTTTGTCTTTTTGTTTGTAATCAGATATACAAAGCCTTCGTATTCGTCAGGTATTGATTCAACCTTCTTGCCTTTGTATGTCCAACTCATACATTAGTTATTTTTTGGATTTGCTTCACGTGCCTTTTTTGGATTATTCTTTGCTCTGCCGTCTTTTACATGCCTAATATGTTCTTGTAGTATTTCTTCTCGCCTAATTCTGCACAACTTTGTTATTTCAATAAGTTTTTTCCTAACTTTTCTACGTTTTAACTCAGCAGGACGTTGTTGAAACTCTTCATTCAAGGCAAAATAATCAAGATATGCCTTTACAAGTTTATCATGTGTGTCATCTTCAATCATTCTATAATATCAATGTCGTTTGCATAGCTGGTAAAGCCGTTTTCCTTAACAACTTTTAACACATTGTTAACTCTACCGACTAATTCGTCCTTATGACTAATCAAGAAAACGTTTTTGTTACGCTCTCTAGTCATTTTCTTGAGTATGCCTATACTATTTTCCACACCAGCAGTGTCCATGCCGCTATCGATTAACTCATCTATAAACAACAAGTTGATATTTTGGTACAATGACTCCCAAACGTCACGGAATGCAAACGAAAGTCCAAGTATTAGTCTGTTACGTTCGCCTCTTGACAAGTTATCAAAGTCTAAGTCCTGACCAAGTTGTGTAATCTCAACATTTAAGTCGTTTTGGAACACCACTTGATGCGGTAAGCCTATTTTATCTAGGTAATATGTGAGCCTTGCGTTTAAATATGCCAAGTTTTGGTCAATAATCTTCTTTCTAATGAAAGAATCTTTGTTAGTCAGGAGTTTTAGGAGAAACTCTTGGTGTTCTTTTAAGTTATTAAGTTCGTTTACTGTAGACCAATCAACTTCTTGTAACGCTGTATTGGTTAAATCATCAACTTGTGCCTGATATGGATCTTCTTCTTGCTGTTTACTTATCTTAGCTTGCTTTAAGTTATCTACGTTGTTTCTGTGTTCGTATGCTTCTTTAGCAGTTTCGTAGAAAGTATTAGGTTTTCCGTTAATATTACCAATATCGTTGAGATTTTTAACTACATCTTCGAGTTTATCAGCAACTTCTGTTTGATATGCCATAGAATCTTGGTAATCTTTGGTTTTAGTTGCAAGAATCTCCGCCTTTTTGTCTTCATGCAGTGCTTGACCGCATGTATAACAAGTAGCATCATCTAAATCTGCAATATCTTTGCTTGCTTTGTCAACACTTTTAGTTGCTCGCATCAAAGCACTCTCTAAAGTAGATTTTTCTTTGTTAAAACTTGTTATTTTGTTATTAAGTTCAGTCCAATCCACCAACTTTTGGTGATTTTCTAACTCTTTATCGATATCTAGTTGTTCTAATTCTGAAATAGCTTGATCTAATCGTTCAATGTCGCTTTTTTGTTTGCTTTTCCATGCTTTTTGTCTGTTGATTAACGAATTAATGCTGTTTTGTATTTTTTCGTTGCTAGAATTGATAGCATCGATGCGTAATGTTTCTTCTGTAATGCGATCTTTCGTTTCTTTTACAATATCTTTTAAAGATGTTGCTTTATCACTTAAAATTGTTATGCCTAATAGCTGCTCGATAATAGCTCTTTGGTCATTTGTACGCATACTCAAGAAAGGCTCAGTATAGGTATTAAGTGCAACAATATGTTTGAACATATCATGACTCATATTCAATAAATCGCCAATAGTTTCTTGTGTTTTACGACTATCACCTTGACTGTTATCGTCGAGTTCGTCAGTTTGTTCTTGATTGTTTACAAAAAACTTGAGTATATTAGGTGATCTACCACGTTCGATACGGTACTGAGTGTTATTTTTCTCAAAGTTTAGTGTAACTAACATACCTTTGCTATTAGTTTTGTTGATTAAGTTATTACGTTTAATGTTTGTTAGTGCTTGACCGTACAATGCATAGGATAGTGCATTAATAATAGTTGTTTTACCTGTACCATTGCGTGATCCGGTGTCGTCACCGCCTTGATCTAGGTTCTCACCAAGTACAAGTGTCAACTGTTCTTCGTTAAAGTCAACTGCTTGAGTAATATTACCCACGCTCATAAAGTTTTTTACTGTAAGATCTTTAAGTTTTATCATTCTAACTCATTGTATATTTTTAAAAGTAATGATTTATCAAAGTTATCGCTATCTATTGCTAAAATTTCATTACTTACTATTTGATCAACGCTTTCGAAGTGTTCAATATCTAATTCAGAACTCATTTCTTCTAAGTTTTTTTGTGGAATAAGCGTAATTTCTCTGCATTTATAATCTTTTATAAATGTTTCTTTAATAAAGTTAGCTTCTTCAAAACTAATAGGTAAATCAAGAGTTACTCTCAAGTACATATTTGGTTTGATCAAACTATCTTTCTCGTCAATCAACTGTGATAGTTTAACTGTACGGTACTTTGGACAGTTTGGCCAGTTGATATATTCTGGTTCTTCTGCATTTTCACGGTCCAATATCATCATACCACGGTCATCATCCCAAGCATCTGCATAGTTGTGCGGAAAAGCATTACCAATGTAATGTACATTCTTTTGATTTTGGCGTTTATGGAAGTGTCCACTGAATACATACTCAGGTTTACTCAAGTTTTCTGCTTTGAGTTCACCATGATCAGGCATTCTAACCATTGCATTCATTAAAAAGTTTGGCAACTCAAAATGTCCAAACATGTATTTGCAATCAATGGCAGCAACTTGTTTCCATTCATCATTTACCATCCATGGAACTAATGCAACATCGTCTATTTGCAACATATTGTCAACAACTGTAATACCGGGTATGTGTTTTGCCCATTCTGTACTTTTAATATCTCGTTTGTCTTTGTAATATAAGTCATGATTGCCAGAAAACATATAAAACTTATCAAATGCAGCACCTAACTTTTCTAAACTGCGGATACCTGCATCCATAGTGGTTAAGTTAAGACTGTTCCTGTTGTGATTCCAATCTCCACAAAAAATACCAGTTTCGCAACCGTTTTGTTTTGCTGTTTCAATGTACCAATCTACAAAATCTTCGCAATCTTGGTTATGGACACGACTATTGCCCTTCATACCAAAATGAATGTCAGTAAATACTGCTGCTTTTTTAAACAAACTTATACTCCGTGTTTAGTTATATTGTAAAACACTGATAAAACAAAGTCAACTGATTATTTTCCTTCGTTTTCTCTTCGTTGAGCGGCTTCCCACTCGCCTGAATGTAATCTAGTATGACTTGGGTTAAGATTGTTCATTTCTAAAATGTCATCTCTTATGTTTTGATTGCGTTTTTCTAAGTTAATAACACGCACAAAACTGTTTGTTACTGCTGCTGTGTAATATGCAAATGGATTTTGTGACTTAGCTTCATCAAACTGCAATCCAATCTGTGAAAGTTGTAAGATTGCCTGACCTTTCATTTCGTCATTGTATGTGTAACCACGTACATTTCCTCTTGTTGCATAACGATCTACAAGTTTTAACCACATCATTGCTAACTTATTAGTTGCTCGGCCTGAGTTTTTCTCAAAATGTCCATTTTCCATACCGCCTGTCCAATGACTTTTACCTACACAAACAAGTTCGTCGTTTTCATCAAACTTGTAGTGTTGGAACGGAGGAAAATTAAGTTTTGTTTTATGATCTGCAACGGTTTTAGGGTTTTTCTTGCGTCCTGGTTCTTCTGGAACATGGTCAAACGTCATAACACGAAAAATTAAATCGGTTTTTTGTACTTTTTTATAATCATATTCGCAATCTGCTAACTTTATTTTATTACCAAGTGATTTTTCGTATTCGTATTTTTTATTGGTTAACTGTTTTGCACGATTTTTCTTAGCTTCTGCAATAGTTCTAACGTTAATTTTATCTATATTTTGTACTATAATATCGTAGTTTGCGTATTCAGGATCAACAAAACTGCAAAATGTATTTTTAGATTTGTGTATCTCTGTAAGCATGTCTTTATTGTTTAAATAATTTACTTTTCTAGCCATTTTTGCTCCTAAGACTATATTTATTATAAACTACGTACTTAAAAAAGTCAACTAAATACTATAGGAGATATGCTATGAGTTTTTGGAATTTTCTTGATACAGTTAAAGATGTTACAAACAAAGTTAGTGGAGTTATTGGCTCGGTAAACACAACTGTTGATAGAGTAAAAAATATAAAAAATACATTTGACGATTTTATTGACGATCCGTTTGGTTTAATATCAACTGTAAGGAGAGGAACTTTACCACCTGGTGCAGAACCGTTGACTCCAGTGATTCAAAGTGCTAGTTTTTTAGCTGATAATGGCATTGGAGAAGATTGGCGTGTGAGGTTACATTTACCAGCAAATCCTCAAGGTATGTTTTCGTCTAGTATTTTTGCACCTTTAAGAAACAGTAACTCTAGTATGGTTTTTCCAACAACTCCTCAGATACTTGTTACACATAGTGCAAACTATCAGATGCTGGCCCCTACACATACTAACTATCCGTACCCTGTTTATCAAAACAGTCAAGTTGAAGACATAACTATCACCGGCGAGTTTCCTGTAGAAAACGAAGCAGATGGAAGATACTGGATAGCTAGTGTTCATTTTTTAAGAACTATAACAAAAATGTTTTATGGCACTGGTAGTGCTAAAGGTGCCCCACCACCAAGAGTAGCACTGAGTGGATATGGAGATTTTGTTTTTCAAAGAACTCCAGTTATTGTTAAAATGTTTAGCGTAGATTTGCCAAGAGATGTTGATTATATAAAAGTTCCTATTGCACAAAGTGAAATTGGCGAACAATCTGCTGCTGGAACATATACTTATGTACCTGTACTAAGCACATTAAACATAACAGTCCAACCTGCATACAGCAGAGATATTACTAGACAGTTTAGTTTAGATAGTTTTGCTAATGGTGCATATATCACTGACCCATCTAGAGGAGGATTTATTTAATGGCACAATATCCTTCAACAAGTCCTTATCAGCTAACTAGAATAGGAAGAAATAGTCTTGAATATTACATTCATATTCCTATTGTTGGAGAAGATAATGATATAAACTATGTTATACAACCTCAATATAACTTTAGACCAGATTTATTAGCTTATGACCTTTATCAAAACTCAAAACTTTGGTGGGTGTTTACAAATCGTAATATGGAAGTTCTCAAAGATCCTATATTTGATTTTATAGCAGGAACAGAAATAAAGTTACCAAAGAAAAGTTATCTTGATAGATTACTAGGAGCCTAAATGAGCATACCAAATCCTCTACATAGATTTGTTTCTTACAACTATCGCTGGAGACTTTCTGTATTATCTCAAGACGAGTTTAATACTGGTGATATAGGATTTAACAGTGGTGTAGCTTTAATAGAAACTGGAGGATTTCCTGATAAAACTATTACAACTGCTGTAGAACAAGCACTAGGTGTAAATGTTGAATATTTTATCGAAGATGTCAATGTAGAATACTTGCATCAACCTAATCCTGGTACTGGCTATGGTAATGTGATACAAGCAGATTTCACTATAACTGAGCCTTACAGTGTAGGATTGTTTTTTCAGTCTTTAGCAATCGCGGCTGCTCAAGTTAATCATACAAATTATTTAAATGCTCCATTTATGCTTGCTTGTGAATTCGTAGGATACGATGATTCAGGATCAGTATCAGTTATTCCTGGATCATGTATTTGTTTAAAACTAGTAGATATGAAGTTTTCAGTTGAAGCATCAGGTAGTGTGTATAATCTTAACGCTATTCCGTACAATCATGTAGCATTTACAGATACATTTCAAAACACTAGAACCACTACTACATTTTCTGGTGCTACAGTAGGTGAAGTTTTAAATGGATTTGTAACAGAACTAAACAGACAAGAATACCAAAAATCTCAACAAGGACTTGTAGTTAGACCTGATGCATATAGAATAGAGTTTCCTTCTGATGTGTCTAATGTAACAGGTGGCGAAAATACTTACACAGCAGCAATACAATCAGGTGAAGATGCTCAAAGAGGAATAGACATACAACAACAAATTAATTCAGTTCGTAACAGCAGAGTGAGCGGATTGTCAACAGATGAAGAACTTAGAGAGTTTCATGAATCGATAGGAGGAGGATTTGCTAGATTTAGCTCATTGGATCCTAATGAAAGACTTGCACAAGAACAAGAAATAGCTGCTCAAAGAACATCAAGAGCTCGTGCTGCATTTAATCCATCTCTAAATGAGATAGGAAATAGTGCTATTGTAAACAACTTTAATGATTTTGGTATTAATGATTTCGGCGATAATAGGATTATCTGGAATGAGGAGCGTAGAGTTTGGCAAAGGGGTGGAATGTCAATAAGCGAAACTGAAAGAAGATTTCAGTTTACTCCAGGAATGAAAATAGAAAGGATTATTGAAGAAGTAATATTAACAAGTGATTATGGTAAAAGTTTACTACAACAAGTGCCTGTTAATGAAATGGTTAATTGGTTTAAAATATCTACAAAAACTTTTATAGCCGATGTACAAGAAGACCAAGTTTCTGGTAGACCTGCATATGAACTTGTTTATGTAGTAACACCGTATAGAGTACATGCTAGTTCAGTATCTCAAATAACAACTGATTTTAACTATATTCATGCAATGGACAACGCTCAAAAAGCATATAGATATAGTTATACTGGAGACAATGCTGATATTTTAGATTTTACCTTTACTATTGATAACAGTTTTTATAAAGAACTTGCCACCACAGCAAATGTTCCTACTAACGTGCAAGAAGGCGGTAGTATCACGAATCTTCAAAATAATAATCAATATACACCTACTGTTCAACCTTTGTCAAGTCCTACTAGTAGAATAATGAGAGCAAATAGAGTTAACTTTATACCTTTAGATGCATCCGGCGGCGCTGGCATGGAGGATAACGCAGTTCGTGCTGCACGTATTTTTAATGCAAATATTTTGAATAGTGATGTAGATAATATAGAACTGGAAATAAAAATTTGGGGAGATCCGTTTTACTTAAATGACAGCGATGCTAGAAATAGATCTGCAGAAGCAGGACCTGAAGGCGCTAATATTGACGGGACTGTAGATTTTCAAAGAGGCGAAGTTTTTATTTTAGTTGATTTCAAAAGTGCAGTAGATTATAATGGTAACCTTTTACACTTAGATCCAGTAAATCAGTTTAGTGGTATATACAAACTTGTTTCATATACAACTAACTTTTCAAACGGCTTGTACACTAATACACTTAGTTTACTACGTATGGCAAATCAGCCCTCTGCAAGTGTTTTACGTATTAGGAACATACTAAATGGAGTATCAAGCACTGTAAACAATAACTTGTTGTTAGAAGACATTGCAAATGTTGCAAACAATGAGTTTAGACCACTATTACAAAAAGCTCAACAGTTTCAAGAAGCCTACACGCATTTTCAAAATTTAAATATCGAAAGTTTAGCTAAAATCGCTCCAGGAAATCTAAATCAAGTTTTAAACAAGTTTGACAACTTGATTTCAGAAGCAAGGCAAATAGAATCTAATATTCAAAAAACCTTAGCATTTGTAAGAGACCCTCTTGCAGGTATAAACGATTTAGCCAAAAACTTTAAAAACGATATAGATAACATATTCAAAGGATTAAAATGAGATCACAAGAACGTAGAACAGCCAGGTCGTCGGATAGATCATACAATACTGGACCGTTTATAGGCAGGATTGTATCCCATCTTGATCAAAAGTTTATGGGTGCATTACAAGTTCAGTTATTGTCCTATAATGATACTGGTGACGATTACCAAGCAACAAACGAAGTAGTTAGTTGTTTTTATGCTCCTCCTTTTTATGGCAGTACACCTAAAACAGGATTAAAAGCTGGAACTACCTATGCTGAAACAACACAAAGTTATGGCATGTGGTTTGTTCCTCCTGATGTGGGTTCAAAAGTTTTAGTAATGCTCATAGAAGGTAGAAGAGATTTTGGATATTGGTTTGCATGTGTACCAGATGATTTTATGAACTTTATGATTCCTGATGGCAGGGCTAGTACACTTAATACAGTTGGTAATGTTGATTTACAAAGTGAAATACCAGAAGTAGTAGCCGCTGCTGAAGGATTGAAAGTACCGGTTGGAGAATACAATAGAGCAACTATTAATCCTTCAGGAGAAACTCAGCCAACTAACTATCCTAAACCAAGAAACGATTTATTCATTGAAACGTTAACCGAACAAGGTTTATTAGCTGATGATATTAGAGGAACTACAAGCACAAGTGCTAGAAGAGAAGTTCCTAGCATGGTTTTTGGTGTAAGCACACCTGGTCCTATGGACAAAAGACCAAACGCTCCTACTACTAATATTGGCACTGTGCAAAATGAAATAAATGTTCCAAGTAGTAGATTAGGTGGCAGTAGCATTGTTATGGATGACGGCGACGACAAGTTTGTAAGAGTAGGTCCTGCCGACAGCACTCCATCTGAATATATTGATAGAGAATATGGTTCAACAACTGAAGGCGATGTAACAATACCTGCTAATGAATTGATTAGGATGCGTACTCGTACAGGACATCAAATATTATTACACAATAGTGAAGATTTGATTTATATAGGTAATGCCAGGGGAACAAGTTGGATTGAAATGACCAGCAATGGCAAGATTGACATTTATGCAAATGACAGTATAAGTGTGCATTCTGAAAACGACTTAAACTTCAGTGCGGATAGAGATATCAACTTTGAGTGTAGAAATATGAATATGGTTATTGGCGGCACATATAAAAATAGCACATCAAAATCTCATAGCACTACATCAGGAGAGTTTTTTGCAGTCAAAGCCGGTGATAGTATAACACACGATGCAGGTACATTTATTTCAGATACTGCTCAATCAGGCATTTCGCATAGTGCAAATTCAGGAAGCATTGGCATTACAGAAAGCGGCGAAATATGCATTGATAGTGATAGAAATATTAATGTAAACAGTGCAAACAATTTTAATCTTACCACAGGATTGAACTTTAATCTAAAGAGTACTGGAGGTATTTTCTTAACATCAACTGACGCTGATTTACATTTGTTTAGCCAACAGCGTATGAATATTAACACAAATGCTGTAATGAACCTTAGATCAGAAAGCACAATGAATCTGCATACAAAAAGTAACATGAATACACAAGTTGATGGAAAGCATAAAAGCACAGCAGATCTTGGATTTGAGTTTTTTACTCCTATTGCATATAATGTTTGGGCCGAAGGCAATATGAACCTAAAATCATCGCAAGCTATTCGAATAAATCCTAATGGTGCATTAAGTTTATACTCAGATGGTAATACGGTTTATATTGATGGCTCAACTGATGTCCGTATAAACGAAGGCGGCAGTACAGCAGCAATACAAGCAGAAGAAGTAACTGTGTTTGCACCAGAAGCATATTTTGCTTCAGAAGCAACACAGTGTGCTACACTTCCTCCGGTAAATCCTTTTGAAGCAGATTTGCTGGCTCGTAAGCCAATGCATGAGCCATGGGCACAACATGAAAATTTAAATCCGTTACTTTACACACCAGAAAGAACTGAAGCTGGACAACCATCGGAAGATAGTTTTAAAACTCCTATTGCTGATACATTTATCAATATTGGAAAAGATAGAGGCACAGCAGACACAACTGTTAGCACCACAACTAACAGAGCTATTGAGCCTTTAGACGAGGGAGGCGATATTGGAGACGATGTAGATTTAGACCTAGTTGGATTAAGCGATAATGTTGAGTTTGCGTTTAACTATCTAAAACAACAACTAAATCTTACAGATGCTCAAGCCGCAGGTATTGTAGGAAATATACGAGTTGAATCGTATCCAGAAATCAGACCACAAGCATACAATGGCGCTGGCGGAGGTTTAGGTGCTAGAGGTATTGTGCAATGGCGAGGAGATAGAATACGCAAGTTTAGAGAACGTTACAATAAAGATATTCTAGAAGCAAGTTTACAAGAGCAGTTAGATTACCTTATTTGGGAAATCACAGATCCTACATCTCCTGAAGCATGGGCAAAAACTTTGGAAAAACTAAGAGAAACAAGAACACCTGCAGAAGCAGCTAGAAGTTTTGAAGCTACATTTGAAAGATCGGGCGGACATAATCTAACTACTAGAGTTCGTTATGCTGAAGAAGTCTATCTTGCAGCACAAGATGCATTTGAACTTGTTGAAAGAACAGAACCTGGCTCACCGCCTCATCCAGATGTACGTATCGAAAGAGGTGAAGTTGTGCCAGAAGGCGAATCCGATGTAGAAACAAATCCAAACGCAGAAAGTAGAAGTCTTTCAGGCGATGCTGGAGATATAGTTATACAACAAAACCGTGCATGTAGTAGACGATTTGATATTTCTCCGCAGTTAGAAAGAATACTTAGACGTGCCGCCGCTGCCGCAGGTATTACAAAAATCTATATTTCAAGTGCAGGTCAAGCACCAAAAGGACACCCTAATGCAGTGCAAGGAAGATATCCAAACGGAAATAGAGTGAGAAATAGTACAAGACACGACTGTGTTACATTTAATGGAGAAAGCGGATATGCTCATGCAGCAGATATTGATTTGTATCAAGGTAATACTATATTAGATGGTAGAAACTCTAGCCACCAAGCTATACTAATAAGATTTTTACAAGTATGTGTTCAACAAGGTGTAAAAGGGTTTGGTTGGGATTCTGGATCTCGTGGGCAATCTAGATATTATATGGGTCCGTGTAGATTCCATGTTGATCTTTATGGATTTTTGTCATATTGTCCTGGACCGTGGAGCACATCTAGAGGAAGAGCAAATCCTCCAGGCAGAGTAAGTGAAGGCGCTATTGCAGTATGGGGAGATAATATGAGGACTGCACCTACTGCCTGCAGATGGGTAAGAAATGGAAACATAATCAGTCAAAGATATGATTGGTTCCCAAGAGCAGTTTTAAGTTAAGGAAGAATACATGGCACAAGACGATTCATTGATAACTGTTGTTGCTAATGCAGTAGATGATGTTGGTCAAACAACTAGAGACTTTACGGTTAGAGCAAAAAATTCTATACAAAACGCAGATACAGTTTTTAATACTTTTGCAGAAAATATCGGAACAGAACTTGGATTATCACAAGTGGTAGAAAATCTAAGAGCTGCTGCATTACCAGATTCTCCTGTACCTGCTTTTGAAAACTGTATCAATGTATTTGATAGAATAGAAGGACCAAGAATCAAAGAAGGACTTCCTACTGCTACTGACTTTGATGAAAACATTAGTGGATTTGAAATATTAGAAAAAAATCTGCAAAAAGCATTAGCATCAGATTGGCGAGTAAATGGAAAAAATAAAAACATACTAGATGCATTTGTACTAAGTGGCTATGATTATAGTAAGGATGGATACAAAGCAGAATACAACTGGAATGTTGCATTTGTAAACTATATTCTAAGCAAAAGTGGAATAAGGTATTTGAGAACCTGTCAAGTTACACCTTATGAAAACTATGGTACTTCTATACCTTTTTCTAGATTTGATAAAGTTAGAAAAAATGATATATTAGTTTTTAAGACTATCGATTTTAAACAAGTTTTAGGTTTTGTACAATCTTATGATCCTGCTACAAGAACTTGTAGTGCTATTGTAGGCAATGCTAATAGAGATGTTAGACTTGTAAAAAATATTCCAGTATCCGGGACTAACCCTAAACTAAGATTAGTATCTGTTAGAAGAAACTGGGACATACCTGAAAAGTTAGATAAACCTCTTTATAATGTAAAAAGTGCTAGGAATCCCAATAATGCATTAGATCAGTTTACAAATGGCCTTGAGTCTATTATTGATGCTGCATCTAACTTGGATATAAAACTTGATTTTGGTGTTGATTTTGAAAAGGATTTAAGAAATATTGCACAACAAATAGATAATGATTTAGGAAAAGCAGTTGAAGCAGTAGTACCAGGTATAACACAAACAGTAAAACAGGCAGAACAAGATTTAACTAGAGCAGACACAGCTTTAAGAAATAGGTTAAAATCTCTTCAGTAATAGGATAATAAATATAGTATGAGCACTTTAGAACAAAATCTTTACAAAAACTTGCAAATCAACAATCCTAGATTTAAAAATAATCCTATTGTTGATAGAAGTTATAGAGGACTTAGTACAGTAAATCCAGATAGTAAGGATTTGGTGTTAAATGATATTGCTTTGATAAAACAAGACATTGTTAATCATTTTCATATTAGACTAGGTGAAAAACTAGAAAATCCTGAGTTTGGAACTATTATTTGGGATGTAATTTTTGAACCGTTAACTGATGCTCTAAAAAGTGCTATTGTAAAAAATGTCACTACAATAATTAACTATGATCCTCGTGTAAATGCTAACAATATAACTGTTGATAGTTTTGAATATGGTATACAAGTTTATGCTGAATTAACTTTCTTAGACTACAATATAAGTGAAAACTTACGTTTTACTTTTGATCAAAGAAACAGTATCTTTTAATGTGCGCATATTATAAAATGCATAAATATTGTATTAGCTGAGGATTGCAAAATGTCATCAACCGATAGACAAAATAGACTTTTACTTGCCGAAGACTGGCAAAAAATATACCAAAGTTTCAAGTACGCAGATTTCAAAAGTTATGACTTTGAAAATCTTCGCAGAACTATGATCAACTACATAAGACAAAACTATCCAGAAGATTTTAATGATTATATTGAATCTAGTGAGTACCTTGCTCTTATTGACATGATTGCATTCTTAGGTCAAAACATCAGTTATCGTGTAGATTTAAATGCAAGAGAAAACTTTATAGAACTTGCTGAACGTAGAGAAAGTGTATTACGTATGGCTAGATTATTGAGTTATAATGTTACTCGAAATCAAGCTGCAAAAGGATTGTTAAAGATTACAAGTGTTAGCACTTCTGAAAATATGTTAGATAGCAATGGCGTAAATCTAAGTGGTAAAACTGTAAAATGGAATGATAATGTAAACACTAACTGGTATGAACAGTTTATAAAAGTTATAAATGCAAGCTTCAATACTATTAATAGATTTGGAACTCCTACTAAGTTAGATATTGTTGGCGGAGTACCAACTGAAAAATATAAAATAAATGTTGCAAATAATATTTTACCAATATTTACATTTAACTCTACTGTAAATGGAGCAGATTTAGAGTTTGAGGTAGTAAGTGCGGATATAAGCAACGGTAGTGTGATTGAAGAACCACCACTTCCGGGTAATACATTTGGTATATTATATAAAGACAACGGCCAAGGTCCAGGCAGTACACAAAGTGGATTTTTTCTTAACTTTGTTCAAGGTAGTTTACAAAAAGGAGATTTTACTGTTAATCTACCAACGCCTAATCAAACAATTAATGTAAACGTAACAAATATTAATAACTCAGATGTTTGGTTATATTCTTTAAATGAAAATCAGTTAGAGTCTGATCTATGGACAAAAGTTGAGGCAGTTGAAGGTAATAATATAATCTATAATAGTATTAATAAAGGTGTTAGAAATATCTTTAGCGTACTAACAAGAACTGATGATAGGATCAGTCTTATCTTTAGCGACGGAACATTTGGAACCCTACCAAAAGGAACATTTAGATCATATTATAGAAGAAGCGCAAATAGAGACTATGATATTTTACCAGCAGATATTAAAAATGTAACTTTACGTGTTCCATACACAAGTTCACGTGGAAGAGTAGAAACTATGATAATAGTTGCTGACCTTGCGTCTCCAGTCTATAATGCTAATAGTACAGAAACAACTGAAAGTATTAAAACAAATGCACCTAGCACATATTATACTCAAAACAGATTAATAACCGGTGAAGACTACAATGTAGGACCTCTTGGTGTAAGTCAAGAAATAATAAAAATTAAATCTATTAATAGAACAAGTAGTGGTATAAACAGATATTATGATTTAACAGATGCTACTGGAAAATATAGTACAACAAATCTTTTTGCAAATGACGGTATATTATATAAAGAAAAACTTAATAATGTTGAAGGTTTTAGTTTTGTAACTAGAACTGATATTGAAAATACTATCAATAATAAAGTAACGTCTATATTAGCAAATAATAATGTGCGTAACTTTTATTTAAGTGAGTTTACAGAACAAAACTATACTGAACTCAATCTAAGTTGGTCTCAATATGCTGCTGATTCTGTATCAAGCTCTGGTTTTATAACTGATGGAGATATTAACTTTGCAGTATCTTCGGCAACAGAAGGTCCATTAAGATACTTAGAACCTGGTGCTTTAGTTAAGTTTTCTGCACCAACAGGATACTATTTTGATAAAGATAATAAACTATTATTTGGTACTAAAAGTGTAATAGGTGATAAGTCTGAAATTTGGACAAAAGTTGTTAATGTTTTTAAAACAGGTCAAGAAGCAACTGCTGATGGTCTTGGAGGTATTTTATTTGATAATGTTATACCTACTGATGCATTGCTTACAAGTGTAAAGATAAAGTTTGTTAGAGATATTATTGATGATGTAAAAAGTCAGATGATTGATCAGATATTTGCTTATAGAACTTTTGGATTACGTTATGATCTTACTGACAGACAATGGAAAGTTATATTACAAGAAGATTTAAATATTTTAGGCGACTTTAGCTTAGGATTAGCAGGTGATACAACTGGACAAAAACTAGATGCTAGTTGGATAGTATTATTTGAAACAAATGGTGATACTTATACAATAACTTATAGATCATCTAGATACATATTTGAAAGTAAGAATCAAACAAGATTTTATTTTGATAATAATAAAAAAATCTACGATAGTAAAACTGGAAAAATTGTTAGAGATAAAGTTTCAGTTTTAAATGTTAATAGAGATTTATTTAGTACCGGAGGACTTTCACCCTTTACACAAGATTATGATTGGGCAATAAGTAGTGAATATAGAGACTTAAATGGCTATGTAGATAGCAAAAAAGTAGAAGTTGTGTTTTATGACGGCGACGACGACGGTATAGTAGACGATCCAGAACTATTTGAAAAGATTGTAAAACAAGATAGCAACGATTATATTTTTTTAAAGAAGTATGTATACTCTGATAGCGAGTTTTACCAGTATACAGATGAAGAAATATTAATAGGAACTCCAAATGTAAGTGTTGATAAAACATGGTATGATCCTTCTACTGACGTATTTTACCAATCAAACAGTACCACTCGTAAACTTACAGAGCTTGTAGGTTACAAAGCATACAGAGGAAGAGATAATATAAAGTTTCAATATACTCATGCTAGTGACGAAAATGCAAGAATAGATCCTAGTAGTAGTAATATTATTGACTTGTATGTTTTAACAAAAACTTATGATACTTTATATAGACAATATCTTTTAGGAACTATTGCTTCTCAACCGTTGCCCCAAAGCAGTGATAGTTTATATAGAGATTATGGAGATGCAATAAATCAGATTAAAAGTATTAGCGATGAAGTAATATATCATCCAGTAAAATACAAAGTTTTATTCGGTAGTAAGGCAGACAATCAGTTGAAAGCAACATTTAAAATAGTAAAATCAAAAGAACGTGTTACAAACGATAACGATATAAAATCACGAGTTATAGAAGCAATCAATCAATATTTTGCTCTAGAAAACTGGGATTTTGGTGAAACATTTTACTGGTCAGAACTTTCAACTTATATTATGAATAGTTTGTCTCCAGATATAACAAGTATTGTTATTGTACCATCTGAAACATCAAGTTACTTTGGTAGTTTGTTTGAAGTAAACAGTGAAAGCGATGAACTGTTTATAAGTGGAGCCACTGTTTCTGATGTAGAAATAATAACAGCAAACACCGCTGAAAAACTAAAAGCACAAGGTAGTATTATTACAGAAACTACTAATTCTAACGCAGGTATACAAAGCACATCTAGTAATATTATAGTAGGTGGAGGATATTAATGTCATACGATAAAAATCAAAGCCAATCGGCTCTGCCAACTGACGAAAACTACAAAAGAACTTCGAGTGATTTTTTACCAAAATATTTTAGGACAGATACTAATAAAAAGTTTTTACAATCTAGTATAGATCAAATGATCAGTTCTGGAACATTAGAAAAACTTAATAGTTATGCTGGCAGAAGATATGCAAGAGCAACAAAGATTGATGACACTTTTTATCCAGATGTTTCAAAAGAAAGAGAACAGTATCAGTTTGAAAACAGTACTGTTGTAAAAGATACGTTAGATAATGTAACATTTTATGGTGACTATATTGATTATTTAGGTGCCTTAAAGTACAACGGTATTGATACAAAAAATCATAATATTTTAAATAAGCAACAAAGTTATGCATTAGACAGTCATATAGATTGGGATAAGTTTACAAACTTTAGAGAATATTACTGGTTACCTTTAGGTCCTAAACGTATTACTGTTATTGGACAGAGCAAAAGTGTACAAAGCACATATAAAATAACTACATCTGATCAAGACAATAACACTACATATGTTTTTACTCCAAATGGATTTACTAATAATCCAACCATTACATTGTACAAAGAACAGACTTATAGATTTGAAATAAACACACCAGGACATCCTTTTGCATTTACATATAATAGAAATGTTGAAGATTTAAATCCTACAGAAGTTATAGAACAGAATAATCTTTCAAGAATATACACAAAAGGAATAACGAAATATGTTTACAATGAAGAAGGAAAACTTGTTCTAACAGACAAGGACTATATTGAAAACGGAGTTATTGAATGGACAGTGCCTGTTGATGTACCAGAGGATTTGTATTATATTAGTAGTACAGATATTAATACAAGTGGTATTGTTTTAAATAAGGGCATTGAAGAAAATAGTGAAATAGATGTTGAAAAAGAAATATTAGGTAAAAAAACTTATACTACAAGCACAGGAATAACATTATCAAATGGTATGAAAGTTAGATTTGCTGGAAATGTTACTCCAGCAACTTACAGCGAAGGTGAATGGTTTATTGAAGGGGTAGGTGATAGTATTAGGATTATTAATCAACAAGACCTTGAAGTACCTGCTGTATTTACTGATGAAATAGAAGTTCCGTTTGATGCTTATAACTTTGATGATGTACCCTTTGAATACGCAGATAGTTATCCAGCAGACCAAGATTACATTGTGATTAACAGAGGAAGCGCAGACAGAAATCCTTGGAGTAGATATAATAGATGGTTTCATAGAGATGTAATTATTGCATCTGCGTTAGAAAATAATGCTGATCCTGAGTTAGACGAAGAAGCTAGAGGAAAGCGTCCTATTATTGAGTTTTCTGCAGGATTAAAACTTTGGAAACATGGAAACGTAACAAAGAAAAATATTAACTTGGTTGATACTTTTACAAGTGACGTTTTTAGTACAATAGAGGGTAGTGTCGGTTACAGCATTGATAATACTGAAATAACAAACGGCATGAGGGTTATGTTTACTGCTGATCCTGATCCATTTGTTAATGGAAAAATATATACTGTAAACTTTATTTTACACAATGGTAGAACACAGATAAGTCTTGTTCCAACTGATGATTCAGATCCTATTGCAGGCGAAACAGTTCTTGTTACTAATGGTAATAGTTACAAAGGAAAAATGTTTTTTTATGACGGAGAGAAATGGAATCTTAGCCAAGATAAGTTAACTGTAAATCAGCCGCCTTTATTTGATTTATTTGATAAAGATGAAAATAACTTAAATGATACTTTATATTATCCTACAAGTACGTTTAAAGGAAATAAAGTTTTTAGTTACGCAGTTGGATCTGGACCAAATGATAGCATTTTAGGATTTCCTATAAAATATAGAAACATCAATAATATAGGTGATATTGTATTTGATTATAATCTTTTGTCTGAAACAATATCATACCAAGACGAACTACAAAATGATTTTAGTGTTAACTCGGATGTTTTATTTTTGAAAAAATATAACTATCTTGGAGATAACTTTGAGTACAAAAATGCATGGGTAAAAACAAATAAAAAAACAATACAACCTGTAATACTTCAGTACAACAATATGTTGAATAACTTTCCTATAGATTGTTTTACTAATGCAGGAAACTTAGATGATTTATTTGTAAAAGTTTATATAGATGGCAAAAAAACAAACTTGTTTAGTATTACAAAAAGAAACAGTCTTGCTTTTGTTACATTACCAAACGACTTAAATGCATATGCTTTAGTGGTTATAAAATGTTATTCTAACTCTCCAAAAAACAACAACGGTACTTATGAGATTCCATTAAACTATGAAAGAAATCCATTAAATGAAAATATAACAACTTTTACTTTAGGTGAAATAACTGATCATGTAAAAACTATAACAGAGTTTCATCCAGATTTTGAAGGAGAATCGTTAGGTGTAAACAATCTTAGAGATTTAGGAGAGTTAAGCAGTTATGGTAGATTATTGTTACAGCACGAAGGACCATTAAACCTACCTTTGTATCATTTAGTTTCAAAAGAATATAATGCAATATCTGGTTTGAATCTTGCAAGAAAACAATACAATACTTTCAAACGAGCCTTTTTAAGAGAAGCAGAAAGTTCTGGGTTTTTTGGCTCAGTCAAAGATCATGTAGATTACATTATTAAAGTTATTAACAAAGATAAATCAACACAACAACCATTTTATACAAGTGACATGATTCCATTTTCTGGATTTACATTTGAAGAACATACTGTAGAGTTTACAGGACCTGATTATTTTGCGTTAAAAAACACATTTGATTTAACTACACCAAATTCAAAAGCAGTGTTAGTATACCTAAACGATGTTCAACTTTTACATGAAATAGATTATACTTTTAGTAATGGCTTTGTTTACATAGATCGTGAACTACAAATAAACGATGTTGTAAAAATATATGAATATGAAAACACAAATGGTAGCTTTGTTCCACCTACTCCTGTAAAGTTAGGATTACTTCCAGCATATCAGCCTCAAATATTTGTAGACACAACGTACTTAACACCTCAAAAAGTAATCCAAGGACACGATGGAAGTATTGTTGTTGCTTATGATGATTACAGAGACGATTTACTTTTAGAACTAGAAAAAAGAATATTCAACAATATTAAAGTAAAATACGATCCTACTATTTTAGATATTCACGATTTTATTCCATCGTCAGATAGAACAACATATTTTACTCAAAAAGACATTGATGCAGCAATGTTAAATGGATTTAGTGAATGGTTATCTTTTGCAAACAACTACGATTACACAAAAAATAATGTTGTTGACGGAAATGGATTCACATACAACTATACCGGTACAAATGATTTTAATGGTAAAATATTACAAGGCTCTTGGAGAAATGTATACAAAACTTTCTACGACACAGATCGTCCTCATACAAATCCATGGGAAATGTTAGGTTTTTATATTAAACCAAAATGGTGGGAAGAAGTTTATGGGCCAGCTCCTTATACCAGAGACAACTTAGTTTTATGGCAAGATTTAGAAAAAGGTATTATACGTGAACCAAATAAGCCTATTTCTGTTAATACAAAATATGTAAGAACTGATTTAACAAAACATATACCAGTAGATGAATATGGTAGATTAATAGATCCCACTACAAGTGGATTAGCAAATAATGTTTTAATACAAAATGTTAAAAATATTTTTACTTATGGAGATATTAGTCCTGCAGAAAATGCTTGGAGACGCAGTAGCGATTACGTGTTTAGTTTGTTAAAAGCATGGATGTTATTAAACCCTGCAACAGTATTTGGCTTAGGTTTTGATAGAAGTCGTATCACGAAAAACATAGTGGGTAATATTGTGTGGAAAGACACACAAAAATCTATAAAACTTACAGATATAGTTGTTCCTAAAATTAAAGATAATATTCAATATTACACTTCTGGTATTATAAACTATGTTGCAGCAAATATTAATTCTAGAATAGATGCAAACTTAACTGATTATCAAAACGAGTTATCCAATATTAAAAATCAGTTAAGTTTAAGACTTGGCGGTTTTGCAGATAAAAGTAAAATAAAACTAGTGTTAGATAGTAGAAGTCCTTTGAATAAAACTAGTGTTTTTGTTCCAGATGAAAACTACAAAATATTTTTAAACAAAAGTTCAGTATTAGATTTATCTGTTATTTCTGGTATGATTATAGAACAGATAAAAAATGCAGACGGTGAATCAAAAGGATTTACAATAAGAGGTTATGATAATGCTAATCCAGTATTTTATTCATATAAGCACATAGAACAGTTTAATGATCCAGGAATAACAGTCGGAGGTGTAAGTGAAACTTTTGTCAACTGGGGATCAAATCAACTTTATACAAAAGGAACTGTAGTATTTTATAATAGTCAATATTATAGGGCATCGATTACTCATACAAGTGATGCAACTTTTAACAGTGAAAACTTTGTAAAACTAGCCAAACTTCCTGAAGTTGGAGGAAAAAGTGCAAAGATTAGACGTGTATTTGATTTTAACGATTTAACAAAAGTTTATTACGGAACATATTTTGAGACAATACAAGATGTGGTTGATTTTATGTGCGGCTACGAAGCCTATCTAAAACAACAAGGATTTATTTTTGACAATGTAAGTGACACAGGTATTTTAGAAGATATGACATTGTGTATTAAAGAGTTTTTATTTTTTAACACACAAAACTGGGATAATGGTGCAGTGATTGCAACTAGTCCTGTTGCAAATGCACTCAAATATCAAAAAGATTATTTTGGTGTTGACAACCTATACGATCCTTTTTATAACTTTAGTTTATTATCAGCAGATGGAGAAAGTCTAAATCCTTCTGTGTTAAATCTTTATAGAGATAACCTTGATTTTAATGTTAAGACTATAACGGAAAGTATTTATCTAGCTAAGTTGCCATTAATACAAACAGAGCATATTATTTTAGTTGATAACGAAACTGTCTTTAATGATATAATATTTGATGTCATTCCAGGATATAGACAAGAAAGAATAAAAGTTGTAGGATACAAAACAGATTATTGGGATGGTACACTTAATGTTCCTGGCTTCTTTTATGACGAAGCAAAAGTTATTGAATGGTCTCCTAATACTGATTATAATATTGGTGATCTTGTAAAGTTCAAACAGTTTTATTATTCAAACACATCAGGGCATACAAGTGGAGCAACATTTGACAGTACAAAATGGATTTTGTTATCTCAAAAACCTCAAGATCAACTATTTCCTAACTGGGATTATAAAGCAAAACAGTTTGGAGATTTTTACGATCTAGATACTGATAACTTTGATACTGAACAACAAAGATTAGCTCAACATTTGATAGGATATCAAAAACGTGAATATTTAAATAATATTATAACTGATCCAACCAGCCAATACAAGTTTTATCAAGGGTTTATACAAGATAAAGGTACAAAAAATGCTTTAACTAAACTTTTTGATCCGTTAAGCACAGCAAATACAGACAGTATAGAATTTTTTGAAGAATGGGCGCTTAGATTAGGACAGTATGGAAGTATTGATAATATAGAAGAAGTTGAATATCAACTAAATGACAAATATTTTAAAACTGAACCTCAAATAGTTGAACTTGTTGACAATTTAAGTAAAAATCGTACTGATTTGACATTTGAGATTGCAAACTATCAAACTTATGCAAAACCAACAGGTTATACACATACCCCATTTAACACTAGAACAGATAATGACATATACACTAGAGATGCAGGATATGTAAGAGATAAAGATGTTGAGTGGCAAGTGCATGTTTATGACGAGTTAGTAAATTTAGATATTGAGCAAGTAAAAATCGGAGACAATGTTTGGGTTCATCAACAAGGCCAAGTTTGGAATGTTTTGCAAAATGTTGAAACTGATTTATTAGTAAACAAGTTAGAAGTAAACAATGATATTTTACAAGGTGTTCCTGGTTACACTCTTACTGTAGATACTTATTCTCATAATATTAATAAAGATGAAGTTATAGGTATTTACAGCAGTGTACAGAGTGGTAGAGGATTTTTTAAAGTTATTGATGTAAATGGTGCTTCTATTACTGTTGAAACATCAACTGATGTGGATGTTACAGCATTTAATGACAGCAGTATACCTGGAATATCTAGATTTGTTACTAGTCGTTTCACTACAGTAGATGATTGGATAACTAGTATTCGTGATCCTAAATCTTATACTAATACAAAAGTTTGGCTTGATACAGACAGCAACGGAGATTGGTCTGTCTATAAAAATACTAAAAACTGGAACTTGCAAGAAGAAGTAAACAGCACCTATGAAACAGATGTTGAGTTTTTAAGTGCCTTTGCAGTTAATGATAATAATACATTGTTAGCAGTGGGGGCACCTAGTTATCAAAACCCTAGTAATGTGGGCTCAGTAAAAATATGGTCTAGACCAAACGAATCATTTGAAAAAACATCTGTATACGATTTAACACCAGATACTACTTACCACGATGACGATGCTAACTTTGGAGCAAGTATAGCAATCAGCCCAGATGGAAAATATATAGCTGTTGGTGCACCTGATGCAAGCAATGTAAAAACAAAGTTTGTTGGAGACTTGTATAGCGCAGATAGTGCAAACATTTTATACAATGATATTGTAGCTGACAGAGGTATTTTATGGAAAGCCAACAAAAATATTGATGACATAGATTATAAAGTTGGCCAAGACGGCAGTACAATAAACAGTTTAAATGAAGATTTTTCTCCTGTTTATATGATACCTGCAGATAACTTTGGAACAGCAAGCGGACTAAACAATCAAGGTGTTGTTTACATATTTAAAAAAGGTGACACACAACTTTACGAATTAGATACTATTATAACAAGTCCAAATCCTACAGCAAATGAAGAGTTTGGCTACAAACTACATTTTAGAAATAACCCTACATCTGGATTAAAGTTGTTTATAGGTGCGCCTGGAAACGCTGCTGGTAAAATATATTTTGTAAACTATGATGATATAAATGGATGGGAATATACTGTTGACAGAGATTATAAAGGACAGTATAGTAACACATATGCTTATAATACAAATGATGTTGTACTATACGATTATGCATTTTATAAAGCACTAGATAACTTGACGCCTGGACAAGCAGATCCAACTGATGCTACAAAATGGGAGTTACTTACAGGTGAGGATACATGGAAAGAACATACAGGGTATGTTCCAAACTTTGCAGAAAGTTTAAATCCAAACAGTCAAAATATTTTTGTTAATGGAGCAAGAATAGGTGAAAACTTTGACGTAAACAAACACGGTGATGTTTTAGTTTTCACTAGCATCAACACTGTTAATACAAAAGAAAGAAAAGTAGGAATATATGCTGCTCCGTATTTCCGTTGGCAATATGTACAAACATTAGAAAATGAGTTTGAAAACTTATTTGGTAGGAATGTATCAATAAATGATAACGGAGATAAAGTTGCAGTAAGTGCTCAATATTATGATGGCTCTAGCACAGATAGTGGCGCTGTTTACGTTTATAAACAAACAGGAATGGGCATTACTGAATATGCGTTCCAACAACTAGTTGAAAATCCATTTAAAGGTGGACATAAACTTTTTGGCCAAAACATGAAGTTTAGTGGTAATAAACTTGCAGTAGTTGGAAAAAATATTGACACAATATATAAAACATCGTTTGACAACGACGAAACAATATTTGATGCAGGTAACACAAGTTTTGGTTACGTTGAGGAAAATACTGGCGGAATACAAATATTTGAAGAGATTGCTGATAAATTTGTATATGCTGAAACTTTAAAATATTTAAGAGATACAAGTACATACGATTATGATTATTTTAACTTTGTAGACAATCATATATATGTTGCATTTGCAGACATGATTCCAGCAACAGAAAACAAAGTTGATGACCTACTCTACTTAGATAGTACATATACAAATCTCGGTGTTATTGCAGATTTTAGGATTAACAAATCTACTGACAGTTGGCAGGTTTTAGTTAATCAAGAAGAAAAAGTTAATATTTCAAACATCAATCGTGTTTTCATATATGACAAAAAGACAAAAGATATTATTACCAACTTGGATTTTATTGATCCTCGTTTAGGAAAAATACCTGGTCCTGCTGAACAAGAAATATATTATAAAACAACTTATGATCCTGCTGTTTATACAACAAGTGATTCTAGTAATGTTACTGTTGATGCAGGACTTAACTGGACCGATACACAAGTAGGTAGACTTTGGTGGAATGTTAGTAAAGCAGCTTGGTACAATCCATATCAAGATAGCAACACATATAGAACATCTTACTTTAATAAACTTGTTTCAGGTTTTGAGATTGAAGTATGTGAATGGGTAGGCACAAGTTTACTTCCAAGTGAATGGAATAATATTGCAAATACAGCACAAGGCTTTGCCAATGGAATAACTGGTACTGCATTATATGATGATAATACATTTAGCACTAGACCTATATTTGATGAGGTAAAACAGTCGTTTACAAACTATTACTTTTATTGGGTAAAAAATAAACTTGATGTGCCTGAAGATGGTGTTAGAAAACTTAGTGCAGACGATGTTGCAAAGATAATCACAGCGCCGCAAGATTATGGATATAGATTTATTACACCATTAAGTTCGAATAGTTTTGCATTATATAATATTAAATCATATGTAAGTGGCACCGATTCAATTTTACATATTAGTTTTAATAAAAACCAAGAAAATAAAAATAATATTCATTATGAATATCAGTTATTAAGCGAAGGATATGCAACTACACCTATTGATTCTGAGATAGAAAGAAAATGGATAGATAGTTTAGTAGGATATGATGAAAATGTTAAACCAGTTCCAGATAAAGATATTCCAGCAAGTCAAAAAATAGGCGTTTTAAACTTTCCTAGACAGGGTATGTTTATTAATAGACTCGAAGCTGTAAAACAGTTTGTTGAAAGGGTAAACAGTGTATTTACAACTATTCCTATAGTAGATAACTATGTTATTACAAAGTTACTTGACAAAGATGAAGTACCATTGGCTTCGAGTGGGTTGTTTGATACAACTGCTGATTCAGCAAGTCTTTTAAGATTTGTAGAAGTTTCTAAAGTACAAACTGCTTCTTTAACACCTATTGTAGAAAATGGTAGAATAACTGGTGCTAATATAATAAATCCAGGCCGCGGATATAAAAATGCTCCTTTAGTTAAAATAACATCAGCCAATGGCAAAAACGCATATTTAAAAACATCTATAGACAGTGTTGGTAAAGTTGTTAGTGTTACAGTAGTAACGCAAGGGTTTGATTATGATAGTAATACACAGCTATCGATTAGAGACTTTTCTGTATTAGTAGAAAACGACGATACAGTAGGAGGTAGATGGGCAATCTACAGCTATCAAAATAAAGAATGGGTAAGAACAAATAACCAAAACTATGATACAACAAAATATTGGGATTATGCAGATTGGTATGCTACTGGATACAATAGTAATACTGCAATAAATCATATTGCTAGTTATACATATGATTTGTTTGCTCTTGATGCAAATATCAACGATATTGTTAAAATTGAAAATGTTGGTTCAGGAGGTTGGTTATTATTAAAGAAAATAGATAATCAACTAGTCGAAGATTATACTGTAAACTACGAAACTATTGGTAGACAAAATGGAACTATAAGTTTAAGCACAAGATTGTATGATTATAGTTTTGTAACAAGCGGATATGACGCTTCAATATATGATAGTGGTTTTTATGATAGAGAACCTATTCAAGAACTACGTAATATTTTAACTGCAATAAAAGATGATATATTTGTAGCAGATTTATCTATTGAATATAATAAGCTATTTTTTGCATCATTAAGATATGTGTTTTCTGAACAATCTAATGTTGACTGGGCATTAAAAACAAGTTTTGTAAAAGCAAAACATAATGTATCTGAGTTAGAACAAAAAATAAGTTATCAAAATGATAACCTAGAAAGTTACCAAGATTATGTAAATGAAGTAAAACCATATAAGACAAAAGTTAGAGAATATGTAAGTTCTTATACAAAAGTAGATCCAACTGGATCTTTAGTCACTGATTTTGATTTACCTCCAAGTCATAATAGTATTACCAAGGAAATAGAAACAAGTAAAGCTGTTTTACAAAATAATAATATAGAGTTTCTTGATTCCAAATATGAACAATATCCTTTTAAAAGTTGGGTAGATAACAACACATATGATGTTGTGTCTATAAAAGTTGCAGATGGTGGTAGCGGTTATTTGTCAGCGCCTCAAGTTTTTATATCAGGAGACAACGGTACAACTGCTGAAGCATTTTTATCAAGAGGTAGCGTAAAAGAAATACAAATAACAAACAAGGGCGGAAAATATTATACTGCTCCTGTTGTGACTCTTGAAGGCAACTTAGCAGATGACGGAACACCAGCAAGAGCGTCTGCAATATTAGGTAACGCTAATATCAGAAGCACTCATATGATAATGAAGTTTGATAGAGTATCTGGAAAAACTTATATTGCAAACATAGATACTAGTGAAACATTTACAGGAACTGGTGCTAAAAATAAGTTCCAACTTGAATGGCCAATGAACTTAAATATTAACACTTTTGAAGTTACTGTGGACAACAAAAAGTTGTTATCGAGTGAATATTTGTTTGGTAATGAAAGCAATAATAAAAAAACCTACGAAAGAAAACAAGGTTATATAAACATTATTGATGCACCAGCTATAGATGCAGTAATATCTATTACTTACAAAAAAGATGTATCTATGCTAAGTGCCGCTGATAGAACAACATTGTATTATTCTCCAACTGCTGGTATGCCTGGAAATGATTTATCACAACTTATGTCAGGTGTTGAATATGAAGGTGCTATATATGATAGTATTGATTTTGGTACAGAAACAGGGTTTGATATTGGTGGATTTGCAGGAACTGGTTTTGATACATTTGTAAATACATTTGAAGATGAAATCTTTGAAATAACTTCAGATAGTACTTTAGTAGAAACATATATTTTATCTCAAGCATTAGAAACAGGTTACGAGTATAATGTATATGTAAAAGTAGCTGGAGAAACTCAAGAAGATGATTGGAAGATATACAGATTAGATGATCCAGCATATGATGGAACAACTATTCTTGAAAATATATATGCTCAAATGTTACCAATACAAGGCGATGATAGCACTATTGAAGTAACAATAGATTTAACAGATATTTCAACAGCACCTGGTGATAAAGTTATTATTAGTAAAAGTACAAGTGATGGAAGTTTCACACCTGTTGCAACAACATATGATACTGCTTTAAGTGGCGGTGATTTAGGATATACAACTGCAACAGGAATCGAAGCAGGAGATATTACAGTAGATGGCGATGGATTCTATACTTTAAATACTTCTAAAGGACCAGAAGAAATGGTCCCAGGCAAAGTTATTGACACATTAGATATACAAGTTTATACAAGAGCAAGCGATGGTGTTGCAAACATTACAGTTGCAAACTATAGAATCGAAAATGATAGCACTGATGTATATGCATTGCCTGGTTTACCGCAATCAAATGATGCTGTGATTGTTAAGTTGGATGACGAAATATTGTCGAGTGATAGATACTCTATTGATTGGATCAATAAAACACTTTTGTTTGATGATAGTACAAGTAGTATCGGTAATACATTAAGTATTATAAGTTATGGTACTAATGGTACAGGTTTACTAGATACAGATACAACAATATTTGACGGTAGTACTACTGGAATCGTGACATCAGTGTCTTGGGATAACGAGAGAAGTGCTTTAGTCACTGTAAATGGTAAAGTTCAAACACAAAACAATCAATACACGTTGGTTGAAAGTAGCGCAGATGAACCATATCCACAACGAGTAAAAATACAGTTTGAGCCTGGTATACTTGTTGATGGTGATCATATACAATATTCTATTTACAATTCTATTGCAACTACTTACAGTCAGATTATTATAGATAATACTTTTGAATCAAATGGAGAAAACTATTATCATAAGTTTACAGGAGATATACCTGTTCCATTTAATGCTGTACCTCTTTCTCATAGATTACTAGTAAAATCAAATAACAAAATATTAAATCCAGGATACAGCATACAGTTTGCAGTTACAGAAGAAAGAACATATTATTTAGATGCATGGAACTTTGCTGATACTACAGCAATAGAACAACAAGATGTACTAGTTTTTGAAGGCATGACACAACTTACAGACGATGCTTGGACATATGATCCAGTAAACTGCACTATTGATTTATTGCGCACAGATGTAGTATTACCAGGATCTCAACTTTCTGTTTATGTCATAAAAGAAGCTGAATATTATATGGTAGATACAGAAGTTCAATTTGAAAGTATTGATAGTACAGCCTTAGATATGACAGAGTTTGTACAACAAGGTGATACATTAACTTTACTTGCATCAGATAGTACTGAGTATTCAGGTATTGTTGAAAAAATTGTAGATAACTGTATTACATTTAGATCAATACAAAAAGACATAAAAGATGCTTTCCAAACCGATAATGAATTTATAGTGAGTGTTGCTGGAGAAGACAGTACACAGGTTAAAGTCTCAGGTGTTGAATATATTTTAAGTAATAATCTTACATTTGCTACTCCGCCTAGTAGCGGCGAAAATATTGAAATATATCAGTTTAGTAATCATGACGTAAATGATTTTAACAGATACACGTATAATGTCACTTCTACCAGCGTAAGCCCAACAAGCGATACTTATGTAAGACGTAATCTTTTAAGTGCAGGCGTAATACAACTACAAGATCCTATAATAGGAACAGCGTATGCATGGGTATCTAAAAACGGAGTACTTCTATCTCCAATAAAAGATTATATTGTTAGCGACGATGCTAAAGCAGTTAGGTTAAGAGAACTTCCGCAAGACAATGATGTTATAGACGTTTTACAATTTGGAAATCTACCAGTAACACCTAAGTTTGGATTTAGAATATTCAAAGATATGCTTGGTAGAACTCATTACAAGCGTTTAAATCAAGAAAACAGTTATGTATTACAAAGTCCTTTAAACTACTATGATAATACAATATATTTAGAAAGTGTCGAAGGTTTATATATTCCTAATAGATCTAAAAATCTACCTGGTGTATTATTTATAGAAGGTGAGCGTGTTGAATATTTTGAAATCAAAAACAATACAGTTACTCAACTTAGAAGAGGCACATTAGGTACCGGCGTAAAAAATGTTTATGAAGAAGGCACCAGGATGTATGGACAAAGTTCAAACGAAACAATCGACTACCAAGATACAACTATTGTTCAAACGATTAAAGCAGTTTCGCTAGATAGCACTCAACATATTTTAAATGATATTGTAACAGATATTAATGAAATAGATGTATATGTAGCTGGTAAAAAGTTAGTTAAAACTCAGTTATCAGTGTTTAATCCTGCAAATGCGCTAGATAGTAGTGAAGGTGATACAATACTTGAACCTGACTTTAGTTTAGAAACACGTATTAGCAGCGATGGTAGTACACAAGAAACAGTTTTACATTTAAGAGACGATCCTGTAGAAGGAACTGAAATAAAAATTGTAAGACAAACAGGAAAAGTATGGAATGATCCGGGAAAAAGTTTAGGTGACTCGGATAATGCTATATCAAAATTCATCCGTAGAGCAACTATTAGCTTACCTAAATAAATACAGTATAAGGTACAAACAAATGACAGATTTAAAAGATTTAAATGGTATACACGTTGAAGGTCATATTAAAATTCATGATCCTATATCAGGCGATGTTTTAGTGAATAAAAGAAATGCTATTCATTATGAAAACATGAGTATAGCATTAGCGGAAAGTTTAGCCAATCAAGGACAGGGTTTTATTAATAGTATGAGTTTTGGTAATGGCGGTACAAGTGTTGATCCAACTGGTATCATTACTTATTTGACTCCTAACAGCACTGGAACAAATGCAACTTTGTATAATCAAACATTTGATAAAGTTGTAGATGACAGAAGTGTTAACAATACCGATCCAACTAGAAATAAAACAGAAATTAGACACGTATCTGGTACTAACTATACTGACATTTTAGTAACATGTTTATTAGATTACGGAGAGCCTGAAGGACAAGATGCATTTGATACTTCTGCTAACCAAGATGGAATATATGTTTTTGATGAGTTAGGATTAAAAAGTTATAGCACAAGCGGAACTGGTAGATTAATCACTCATGTTATTTTTCACCCTGTACAAAAAAGTTTGAATAGACTTATTCAAATAGATTACACTGTAAGAGTGCAAAGTTTAAGCGGATTTAGTGAGGGGTAAAAATGGCAGGTTATGAAGTAAGATTTACAGACTTTACAAATAAAGGCGCTATAACTGTTGATGATGGTGCTACAAATAGCAGTGAAACCAGTATTACTTTAATAGGTAGAAACTATAATGATTTTGGTGAACTATTAAACACAAATCTTCTTCAAATGTTAGAAAACTTTGCCTCTGCAACAAGTCCGTCTAATCCAGTTGAAGGACAGTTATGGTACGATAATACAACTGGAGTAGACCAACTTAAAGTTTATGATGGTTCGCAATGGGTAAGTGCAAGCGGATTAAAAAAAGCAGCAAGTGAACCTCAAGCAAGTGCAAGTACAATTGGTGATATTTGGGTAGATACTGCAAATAGTCAAGTTTATGTTTATACAGGAAGTGGATATATTTTAGTTGGACCAGATTATAGTGAAGGTGCTAGTACCGGATCAAGATTTGAAGAAGTAATAAACAGCACAAATACCACGGAAAATGTTATAATAGATAGAGTAAATAATGTTCCGGTTAGTATAACTGCACAAACTGAGTTTTCTCTTAAAAAAGCAGAAACTGGATTCTCAGTAGCAACTGTGTTAAAAAAGGGTATTACTCTAGCAAGCGATGCAAAGTTATATGGTACAGCAACTTCTGCAGAAAACTTAGTTATTTCTAACACAAATATTGCAGCGTCAACTTTTGCTAGAAAAGATGTAACCAATAACTTTAGTAAAGCACAAAACATTATTGACAATACCGGATTGGCTATTGGTGAAAATGGATTATTGCGTTTAAGTATTACTGGAAGTACAGCACAGATTAGGCATACTGCGACAGACGGTAACCTAGACTTTAAAATAAACGATGCTGGTACAGTAAAAACCGCAATACGTGTTACACCTGACAGGAAAATAGGTATTGCAAACGAAGCCCCACAAGAAGCGTTAGATGTAACAGGAAATGCTGTAGTAAGTGGAAATGTTAATATTAACGGAGGTTTAGGTAGTACAAGTTTTAGTACTGGTAGTTTAGTTGTTTCAGGCGGCGTAGGTATAAGTCAAAACATGTATCTAGGCGGCGATCTTGATGTTGCTGAAAATATTGTTGCAAAAAACTTAACACCAAAAACAAATCTAAGTTACAACCTTGGCACCAGTACATTACAGTATAATACTGTATATGCAAATAACTTTGTAGGAAACCTAACAGGTACTGTTACTGGAAATATTTCAGGTACATCGGCTTCTGCTGGTAAACTTGCAAGTCCTACAACTTTTAGAATGTCAGGTCATGTTACAGCACCTGAGTTTACATTTGATGGTAGCGGTACAAGTATAAAAGAGTTTGTTACAACAGTAAGCGATGCTTTTATCACAGGTCAAACATTATCTACCACTATCGAAGGTACTGATGAGATTTTGATTGCTAGAGGTACCGACATACGTAGAGTTAAACAGTCGGTATTAGTAGGCACAGTACCTACATTCTTTTTAGGTATGATAATGCCATACGCAGGCGAAACATTACCTGTAGATCAAACAGATTGGGTATTGTGTCATGGACAAGAACTTGTAAAAGCTAACTATATTTCTTTATATTCGTTGATTGGAGACTTATATGGTGTTCCATCAAGTACCTTGTATTTTAAAGTACCAGATTTAAGAGGTAGACATGTGCTAGGTTATGTGCCTAATGATGTTTCGTACACTGATACAAATCGTATATATGATAAAGCAAGTCCATCAGACACATGGGGATCAACCAGTGTACTAGGTACTACATCAGGTAGAGAAGAAGATTGGATAACAAAAGATAACCTACCAAATCATGAACACAGTTTAGAAGGGGATGCATCAAATCAATACCTAGCATTAACAAATGCAGGTGACGGTTCAGATACAGGCGCAACAGCAAATAACCTTGTAGGAAATACAGCAGGATATGGAATAGATAAAACAGGCGGTGTTGATGGAGTGTCATTTACAACACAAAATATTGATAATATTAATCAAGAAGTTGGTGAAAAGTTTAGCGTAACCAGCCCTAGTGTTGTAATGAACTACATCATGTACATTGGACCATCTACATAAGCAGGAGTAAATATGGCGTATAAAATAAACAAAACAGATGGTACACTATTAGTTGATCTTGTAGATGGCAAGATTGATTCAGAAACTATTGACGTAACGTTGATTGGTAGAAATACAACAAGTTATGGCGAGGTAATGAATGAAAACTTTGTCAAAATACTAGAAAACTTTGCGAACTCTGCAGAACCTGACAATCCGTTGAGAGGACAAATTTGGTACGATACAAGCGATGGCAGGTTAAAAGTATACGATGGCACACAGTTTAGAAATACAGATACAACTGTTGTAAGTGCAACACAGCCTTCGATGTTAGCCGGTGATATATGGATTGACAGTGTTAATCAACAAATGTATTTTAGCGACGGTGTAGATGTTATTTTAGCTGGTCCTCAGTTTAATAGCACTCAAGGATATACCGGAGTACAACCTGTAACATTGATTGATAGATACGGGCAGCGTAAAACTGTAACAATATACAAAATTGGTAATCAACCTGCTATGCTTATTAGCAGAGAAGCATTTACTGCTGCAACTACAACCGATAACTTAACTAAACTAACAGGATTTTCTCTAGTAGTCAAAGCGGGTATTACTATTGCAACAGAACTTCAAAGTGACTTTAGTTTCTATGGTAATGCTAACAGTACAAGTAACCTATATGATGGTAGTACATTGTATTCACCAAATGATTTTTTAATAAAAGCTGGAACAACCACGCAAGAAGTAAGTGCTAGATTACAAGTTACTAACGTAGAAGGATTAAAAATAGGTCCTAACCTTGAAATATTACTCAAAGCAGAAACAGGAAAAGTAGTAGCACGCTCTACATCTAATACTGATGATTTTGCAATACAGGTTACAAGATCTGGAACTCCAACGGATGTTATTTTTATCGATAATGATGTTTATAGAATTGGTTTTAAAAATAGTGCTCCTACCACCGATTTTGATTTTACAGGTGATATGCGAGTTTCGGGAAGTCTTACAGTTTTAGGCCCAACTACTTATTTGTCTACAAATACTTTACAGTTAGAAGACCATCAGATTGAACTAGCAGTTGCAGACGACAGTAGCACATATCCGGACAGTGCAGATATTGACGATGCAGGGCTTGTTATTAGAGGAGGCCCAGAAGGGTACGAAAGTAATTCAAAGTCATGGACATGGAAGTTTGCTACTGATGCTTGGACACCACATTCGTATATTGATGTTCCTGCTGGTTATCATTATAAAATAGGCGGAAATGAAGTATTATCTGCAACTGCTTTAGCACCTAGTGTTACAAATGCATTAGGACTTACACAAATAGGCACATTAACTGAACTTTCAGTAGACAACTTTACTTTAAACAGTAGTACTTTAACAGTTTCAACTGCAATGACATTAACAGTAGGTGGTGATATTACACTTACAAATAACAATAAGATATTAAATGTTGGGACACCAGAAGTTAGTGACGATCCAAATACTGCTGCAACAAAAGGATATGTAGATGCGGCAACACTAGATAGAGACGAAGCACTTGCATTAGATATTACAGGATTGTCTAACAGTGATATTGCATTAGTAATAGAAGATTTATTTCCTGCTATTACAAAAAATCCAGGAGTATATTGTAGAGTACATGGCACTACACAAACAGGAACATACAACTATGATGCTACTGATGGATTGTCTAAAAGTTTCGTTACTGTTGACAAAAACGGTACAGAAAACCAAAGTGTTTTACAAGACATTGCTTTCACTGCACAGAACAATCAAGGTATTACATTAACTGTTGTTCGAAGTTTAAAACGTTTTGTTGTTAACGGATCGCAGCAATGGCAGTTTGACACTGATTTAGTTTCCAGCGTTTAACTGGTAAATACATTAACATAACAAGGTTAGATAACTATGGCATATACAATAAATAGATTCAACGGAACTGTTCTAACAAGTGTAGAAGACGGAACAGTTGATCAAACAACAGACTTAAAACTGATAGGTAAAAACTATTCAGGTTACGGTGAAGCACAAAATGAAAACTTTTTATTTTTGTTAGAAAACTTTTCTGGAACTGCTGCACCTACAAAACCTATTACTGGTCAACTTTGGTTTGACAATAGTGGAAATAGACTTAAAGTTTATGATGGCACACAATGGAAAGGCACAGGCGGTGCTGAAGTATCTGGTGCAACTCCTACTAGTAGAGCAGAAGGCGATCTATGGTGGAATACAGCAACAGATCAGTTGTATGGTTTAAATGAAAACAATGCATGGATACTAATAGGACCACAAAAAGCAGGTACTGGTACAACATCTATGCAAAGTTTTACCTTGTTTGAAAATGTTACTGGTATATCTAAACCAGTTATTGCTGCCGTAGTTGACAATAAAATAGTTGCAATATTTAATCACAATGCAGATTTTGTGCCTGCAGTGAATAGTTTACAAACAGAAGTTCCAACTGAAATAAAAACCGAAACTGGTGAACTTCAAACCGTAGGTGTATTTTCTACCATTAAACAAGGCATAACAGTATATGGGGCAGATGCTAATGGTAATAGTTCTGGAAACAGTCATTATTATTGGGGTACTGCTGCTAGTGCAAAAGGATTAATAGATGGGTCTGGTGTCTATCATGCAGAAAATGAATATGTAAAAACAACATCATTGGATTTTAGTGCTGGTGCAACAACTGCTCAGTTTGCAGACGAAGGATTTACAGTAGGTACCGACAATGCTGACATAACAGTAAGAATTAGAAATGGTAGTGATCCTAGTGGTGACGGAGTTGCAGGAGATACACCTGTTATAGAACTAGATCACAACATGCTTGAATTTTTAAGTAGTAGCGCAAGTGCAACAATAGCTACATTAACTAGCACACATTTTTATCCATTTGGAAATGGAACATATACATTGGGTAAAACCACAAACAAGTTTGCTAATGTTCATGCAACTACATTTACTGGACAAGCAACCGCTGCTGATACACTATCGGTAGGAGGCACTAATAGAACTGCTGCCACTGCTGCCACACCAAATACAATAGCAGCTAGAGATGCTGCTGGAAATATTACTGCAAATGTTTTCACTGGTACTGCAACAAAAGCTCGTTACGCAGACCTTGCTGAAAAGTATACTGTTGAAGAAGGCGTAGAGCATCCTGTTGGAACAGTAATGATGGTAGGAAAAAACAGCAAGTTTGAAATAGAACCTTATCAAATAGGCGGAGTTGCTGTTGGTGTTATAAGCGATAAACCTGCTTATCTAATGAATGAAGATTGTGATGGACAAGCTATAGCTTTAAAAGGTCGTGTTCCTGTTAAAGTGGTATTTCCAGTAGGTAAGGGACAAAAACTTTATGGTTGGTCAGATGGTACTGCATCTACTATTCCAACTGATACAGTTGTTGGAGTAGCTCTTGAAACAAATACTAACGAAGAAGAAAAATTAGTTGAGGTATTACTACAGGTATAAATACCCGAGTAAAGGAAAGATATGGCAGTTGGAGAAATAATCACAGTAACTAGATACAACCAAATGCAAGCAAAGGTTGCTCTAGTTTATGGAAATGGGTCAGGTACTTATGGATATGGTCAAACATTAAATAGTTCAGCAGTATCTACCAGTGATACTGTAAATGCATTTCACATGACAAATTTAAAAACAGACATGATAAATGCAAGGGTACACCAAACGGGTGCATCTCCTACACTATCAAATGTTATTTCTCAAGAAGATATTACTGATGCAGTTTATGTTCAATACGAATCTGCATCAACAAGTATACTGAATGATGCTGCTGTAATATTTGCAACTACACAAGCATCAACGGAACCTAAGTTAACAAGTGATAGATCAACGTCATGGGGTGGTACTTCAGAAGTACAAAGTGTAGAACATCATTTTACAGTTACATTTAACTCTGAAGATCATAGAAGACATTTTTTTAACAGCGGCGGCGAAATAAGGTTAGCAGCAAGTCTAACAGGCGGTACCGGATCCAAATATACAGAATGGAATGGTATGTTATCTGCATTAGGCACTATTAAGATTACGTCTAATAATACTACAGCAGATAGCGGAACAAGTTCTGGATTAGGTAACTTCGATTTAACAACATCATATCAAACATTATTAATAAAAACAGGCAGCGGCGTTTATGTAGACAATGATTATACATTAAAAGCAAAAGCCAATGGAAGCGTTATTACTATTAAAGCAGAGTTTAACGATGATGCAGCAGGTAGCGGAGCAGGCGGACACGGTCCAATAGATGAATCTGTAACAGGTACACTTACAAGTTCTGTATCCCAACTTAGAGCAACAGGTTCGTATGTAGAGGTGGCAACACCAATTTATGTTACAACAACAACTTTAGCTTGACAAAACTGTTTTTTTATGTTAGGTATATATAAAGGAGAATAGTTTTGGTAGCTACAGGAGATAAGATTCAAGATACTGATTACAATGGTATGCGTACCAATGTAAGTTCTATTGTTGTTTCTTATTGGGGCCAGACATTGAATAGTAGTGCAGTTACCCAGCAGGTTGATTCAGTCACTGAAGATCAACTATTCGATTTATACATTGATATACAAAAAGCATCTGTACATCAAACAGGAGCACTAAACACTAGTTTAGCAACAGTAACAGCAGGAAATACAATAGGTGCAGATACCAGTTTTGGTTATAATCAAGCAACTGGAACCAAAACAGCAGTTACAGATGGAACACTTATGGGGTTCAATGACTATACTAGTGCTATAACAACTATACAAAACTTTGATGACGAAACAACTGGATATCCTCCAAGTAACTTTGATTTAAGCCCAGCAGAAACCAGCTCACGTACTACACAATGGGGCGGCGCATCAGAAGTGCAAAGCGTTTATCATGTTGTTACAGTTACTTTTGCAAGCACGACTCAACGTAACTATTTTTTTAATAGTGGAGGATCTGTTAGATTTGATGCTAGTTTAACAGGATCTTCTGGTGCAAAAGGCACAGATTGGGCAGCTATGCTATCTGCTATGTCTACTATTACATTTAACAAATACGAAACAACAGCATCTAGCGGAACTCCTGCTTTGAATAGCGGATATGTAGATCTTACAGCAAGTTATCAAGTTATTTTTACAAAGATAGGTAGCGGTGTTTACGCAGATAATGATTACAGTATTTCAGCAAGATTAGATGGTAATGCTGTTAGATTTAGGATAGAGTTCAACGACGGTGATGTTGGCGAAGGCGGTCAAGGTATCGGCGGTGTACTTGATCCTATTGACGAAACAGTTACCGGCACACTTACTAGTAATGTTAGATCGAGTACAGCTAATAGTAGTTTTACAGTAAACTCTGTGTCTTATACAGCTTGTAGTTTAACAGCACCAACTATTGCTACTACAACAAATGTTTCACAAGATTTAAGTACTCCTCCCACTTAATACTTGACTTTTTGCATAACACAATATATAATATTTTAAAAGGAGTTCTCCAATGGATGAAAGACTAGAAAAAGCTCTTGACTTTAGTAACTATATGATTACTTTAGATAATACAAAAAGAGTTTTGAAAGAACAATACCAAGATGATTTATTATATTTTTGCAATGGAGGACAGTTTACAGTTAATCCAGGACTTGTTAGTTTTTGTCAAAGTTTGTTAGCATTAGGACAAGAGGAAACTGTACTTATTGATGATAACGATATTCCAATACAGGTTGAAGATTTAAAAGTTTTTGCAAGTGAAATGGTTAACGTGTACTCAAAAGCAGCAAATAAATATATCACTGAATATAATAAACTAAAAACAAATAGAACTGTTAAGGGCATCATTGAAGTATGAATCAAGGTGTTGTTTTAATAGCTCGAAATAATACTGAAATAGATTATATAAAGCAAGCAATTTTTCTTGCAAAACGTGTGCGCAAGTATTTAGACTTGCCCACTTCTTTAGTTACTGATAATGTTGATTACTTGTATAACACATACAAAAATAGTGTAGATGTCTTTGATAAAATAATACAAGTTGATAATGACAAAAAATATAGCTATAAAAAATATTATGATGGTATATTTGCAAAAAAACAACTAGAGTTTAAAAACAGTAATCGAAGTAGTGTTTATGATTTGTCTCCTTACGACGAAACCTTGTTACTAGATACAGATTTTGTTGTTAGTAATGACATTTTAAATGAGTGTTTTGTACAGCAAAAAGATCTTTTGCTATACAAAGATGCATTTGATTTATCAGGATGGAGAGATAAAAATGAGTTTACATTTATAAGTGAAATTGGGCCTACATTTTACTGGGCAACTTGTATATTTTTTAGAAAAACAGAACTTAACAAAACTTTTTTTGATCTAGTATCGCATATACAAGAATATTATCCACATTACCGTAACCTTTATAAACTAAACACAAATGTATTTAGAAATGATCATGCATTTAGTATTGCTATACATATTATGAATGGATACACAAACAATAACTTTGCAGGAACAATGCCAGGTACAATGTATTATTGTACAGACAAAGATGTTTTAATAGATTTAAAAGATGATAACTTTTTATTTTTAATACAAAAAAGAAATGAAAGTAATGAGTATACACCTTTAAGAATAAAAGGAAGCAACGTACATGTGATTAACAAATACAGTTTGAATAGGATTATTGATAATGGCTAATTTTACATTATTAGCAGAAAATAAAAATCACGATTATATACAGCAAGCATACTTAGCTGCTTGCAGTATTAAAAAATATAACAAAAATGCAAATGTATGTTTAATTACTAACGACGAGATAACACCTAAACAAAAAAGTGTATTTGATGATATTGTAGAAATACCATGGTATGAACAAAAAGAATCTAGATTCTCTGCAGAACATAGATGGAAAGTTTATCATGCAACACCTTTTGATAAAACATTTGTATTAGATACAGATGTATTAGTATTAGAAAATATTGAACATTGGTGGAAGTTTTTAGATAAAAAAGATCTGTTTTTTACTTCTAATATTAAAACATATAGAGGTACAACATACAATACAGATTACTATAGACATTCATTTAAAACACATCAGTTACCAAATATATATTGTGCATTGTATTATTTTAAAAAATGTGATGATACACACACCTTTTTCAAGTTGCTAGAACTTGTAATGAATAACTGGGAATTATTTTATGGTCAGTTTGCTGGTGGTAAATACTTTCAGAAGTTTCCAAGTATGGATGTAAGTTGTGCTATCGCAGTAAAACTTTTAAATATTGAAAAACAAGTTACTAGCAACACAAGTTTTCCTCATTTGACACACATGAAGTTACATGGGCAAGATTGGTGGGATATTAAAACAGAGTCGTGGCAAGATAAGGTTGGTGTATATTTAGATGCCGATTGTGATTTGTTTATAGGCAACTATAAGCAATCTGGAGTTTTTCATTATACTGAAAAAAACTTTGTAACACAAGAAATGATTGAAACATTTGAAAAAGGAATATTATGAGTGTATTTGTGAATGTAGACAAATATGTAACTTTTGACGAACATGGTAATCTTTTAGGAGTTTATAATAGAGTTCCTGATGATGCTAACTTTATTAAAGTTGATCCAAGTGATGTAGAAAATTTGATAACTGGTAAAGAACAGTTTAAAAACTATCTTGTGGTATTTGATAGCAAAGTAAAAATGCATGTGTTAAAACATATATACAATGAAGATACTTATATGCAAAATATAAACGATCAAATATACAAGTTACCTACAATCTCAGATAATCCAGATTTAACAGTAACACAAGATACAAAAAATAAAAAATGGATTTTTACAGTTGATAAAAAAATACAACAAAATTTTAAACAAAATAAACTAAACTTTAATCAAGTTATGGGATTTAGTGTAACTAAAAAAAATAATCCAAATCATTTACATAGATTTTTTGTAGTTGATATTTCTACAGTTATAAATGATGCACACACAATTGATTTTAACAGTGATTTAGAACTTGACCCAGACGCATTTAGCGTGTATACTTCAAAGAGACTTGAAAGTTATTATCATGAGGTACTAGTATGACAGAGTTTAGGGTTTTAGACTACGATATCATTTATCTTAGCTATGATGAACCAAACGCAGAAAAAAACTATGCAGATTTGTGCAAAAAAATTCCGTGGGCAAAACGTGTACACGGTGTAGAAGGTAGTGATGCTGCGCATAAAGCCTGTGCAGAATTAAGCGAAACTGATAGGTTTATTACAGTAGATGGTGATAACATTATTAATCCTTCTTTTCTTACAAAAAGTTTTAACTTAGATGACCATGAAGATGGACACTGGAATAGAAATGTAAGTTTAGAGGAGTGTGTGATTAGTTGGAGTGCCAAAAATACAATCAACGGTCTTGAATATGGTAACGGTGGAATCAAATGCTGGCCAAAGAAAAAAGTCTTAGAAATGCGCACCCATGAAAATGCAGATCCTAATAATCCACATGCACAAGTAGATTTTTGTTGGGATATTGAATATATACAAATGAACGGTTGTTATTCAGAAATAATGAATAACGCTACTCCACAGCAAGCATGGCGTGCTGGATTCCGTGAGGGTGTAAAGATGGCACTTGACAGAGGAATGAAACCAAGTTTAGATGATTTTCATAAAAATCATTGGAAAAATCTACATAGATTGTATGTTTGGTTAATGGTAGGCGCCGATGTTGAAAACGGTGAATGGGCTATTTATGGTGCTAGAGAAGGCTTGTACAAAACAATGTGTACAGACTGGGATTTTGTTAATGTTCGTGATTTTAAATGGCTTAATGAATATTGGAATAGCAAACAAATGAATGATGACGAAATGGAAGATAATACATTATCGCTTGGTTATAGTTTGATTGAAGAACTTGACTTGCCTATTGCAGCTCAGCCGTTTAATGGAAATCAAAGTCAGTTCTTCAAAACAGTGTACACAAATCCACCAAGAACTGCAAAGAGATAATATGTCAGAAAATACAGATAAACTTAAAAGTATTAATGCTATTACAACAAGGCATTTTTCTCCTACATTTTGTTTTGCAAAATGGTACCATACAACTATCTACTTGCAAACAGGTGAAACACACAGTTGTTATCACCCTGCTCCTCATCAAATTGATGTTGACGAGCTCCTAACCAATCCTAGTGCGTTGCATAATACAAAACAAAAGAAACAAGAACGCAGAGAGATGTTAGAAGGCAAACAATGTGTCGGATGTAACTATTGCTGGAATATTGAAAACATGGGAGACGATTATATTAGTGACCGTCATATTCGTAGTGGTAGTATTTACAGTGAAGAAAGATTGCAAGAAGTAAAGTTCAATCCTTGGGATTTTAATGTTAACCCTGAGTATATTGAAATTTCATTTGGTAATGAATGCAACTTCCGTTGCGGATATTGTCATCCAAAAGCAAGTAGTAGATATTACAATGAAATCCGTCAACACGGTCCATATAACATGGTTAAAAATCATAGAAACGATATCGATTGGTTTCGTATATACGAAGAAGATAAAAATCCTTACTTACGTGCTTGGTGGAAATGGTGGCCTGAAGTTAGCAAGACACTAAACATTTTACGTGTTACTGGCGGAGAGCCTACAATACAAAAAAGCACATATAGACTGTTTGAAGAACTTGAAAAAGATCCAAAGCCACATCTTGAACTAAATGTGAACAGTAATCTTGGCGGCAAAGAAAAACAACTAGAAAAGTTTACTGATAGTGTAAACAGTTTGTTAAGTCAAAATAAAATTAAACAGTTTAAGTTATTCAGCAGCATTGATACTTGGGGGCCTCGTGCAGAATATATTAGAGACGGTTTAGACTTAGAAGTGTTTGAACGTAACTTAGATTACTTTATGCGTAATACCACTGCGCCTGTAACATTTATGATTACGTTTAGTTTGTTTAGTGTAACTACGTTTGAAACTTTACTAGAAAAAATGCTAGAATGGCGCCGTAAGTATAATGATGTAAACAGTGGCAGATGGCAACGTATTCATTTTGATACACCATATCTAAAAGAGCCGTTGCAATATGATATAAATATTTTGCCTAAAGAGCAGTACCTGCCCTATATGGAAAAACATTTACAGTTTATTAGAGAAAATGTACAAGAAGGTAGTAAAAATCATTTTAGTGAATTAGAGTACGAAAAGTTTCGTCGTGTAGTTGATTACATGAGGTCTACAGAATATACTCCTGATAGAGTTAGAGAAGGTCGTCGAGATTTTTGGAACTTTTTTAAAGAACAAGATCGTAGACGTAACGTAGATTTTGAATCTACCTTTCCTGAAATGAATGATTTCTTTGACCTATGTAAGGAAGCAAATGGATTTTGACAAAGAAAAGTTATTAAATAGTAAAACATTTTGCATGTTTCCGTGGATACATTTAAACGTTACCCCAAAGGGTGATGTTTATCCCTGTTGTAGCAGTGATTATACTGATCCTTTTGATAATGTAAAAAACAAACCTTTGTCTGAAATATTTAATGATAAACTTATGCGTGAACTACGCTTGAGAATGCTTAATGATGAAAAAAGCAGTATTTGTGAATATTGTTACAAACATGAAAAAAGCAGTCCTTTTAGTTTTAGAACATATAGTTTAGAAAACTTTAGTAAATATTTTGACGAAGTAGTTCCAACTACTGAAGACGATGGAACTGTTGCAGATTTCAAAATGCGTTACTTTGATGTTAGATTTAGTAATATTTGCAACTTTAAATGTAGGACCTGCGGTGCAGAGTTTAGTAGTCAATGGGCGCAAGAAATGAAACAGCATGATCATGTTCCGCCTAACTATAGAATAATCAATCACGCCGATTCATCTGGTAAACTTTTAGAAGAAATAAAATCTCAAGTATGTCATATGGACATGGCATATTTTGCCGGTGGCGAACCGTTGATTACAGACGAACATTATCAAATACTTGAAGAAATGATACAAGGTGGATATAATAAACAAATCACTTTGCGATATAATACTAACATGAGCAACTTCAAATATAAAAAATATGATATATTAGATTTATGGAGTAGATTTAAAAAAGTAGAAATAAGTGCTAGTTTAGATCACTATGGAAAACGTGCTGAATATTTGAGGCATGGAACAGATTGGGCTGTTGTTGAAGAAAACTTAAAAAGTATTAGGAATTTAGATTACATTGATTACCAGTTTAACACAGTACTAAGTGTATTTAATTATAGAACTTTGGCTGATTTTTTTACATACTTAATGAACAAAGATTTATTTAGACATAAAGATAGTATTAGTATATATAGAGCAATAACACCTTCTTATTTTTGTGCTCATGCATTGCCAGTAAGTCTAAAAGAAATTGGTAATAGTAACAATCAAAAACTTTACGACTTTATGAGTAAAGATGGATGGTGGCCATCTCTACACGTTAAGGATGCAATGAATTTTGCAAATGAACAAGACACTTGGGACAATGAAAAACAACAGTTTCAACATCATATACAAAGACGTGACGAGATAAGAAATGAAGACTTTTGTCAAACTTTTCCAGAACTTGCGGAGATGATGGATGGATAAAGAACATTTATTAAAAGAAAACAAAGCATTTTGCATTTTACCATGGATTCATATGCATGCCTGGCCTGATGGCAGAGTTATGCCTTGTTGTATTGCAGACAGCGATCAGCCTTTTGCTAACTTAAAACAAAGTAGTATCGAAGAAGCGTGGAACAGTGATAGATATAAAGAACTGCGTCTTGCTATGCTAAATGGAGAAAGACTTGATTGTTGTAGACGTTGTTACGAGTTAGAAGATAGGACCTATGTGTGGACTCTTCGTAAAAATCACAATCATTGGTATGGAGATAAACATTTTGATTTAGTGCGGCAAACTAACAACGATGGTAGTATCGACGAAATGCGTATGGTATATTTAGATGTAAGATTTAGTAATATTTGTAACATGAAGTGTCGTAGTTGTGGTCCTGAACTTAGCAGTCTACATGCTAAAGAACACGGTGAACTATATGGTAAACATGAAGTTGCAAATATACTTAATAATGATGGCGAGATTATTATTAATATTGCAAAAAAGAATAACTTTTGGGAAGATTTACAAAAATACTTGCCGGATTGCGAAGAAGTTTATTTTGCAGGCGGCGAAGCACTTATTACCGAAGAACATTATAAGATATTAGATAAATGGTTAGAAACTAATAAAACTGATGTAGCATTACGTTACACTACAAACTTCAGTAATTTTAAGTACAAACGTAAAAGTATTCTTGAATATTGGAAGCAGTTTAACGATATACATGTTAGTGCAAGTTTAGATTGCAACGGCGCACGAGCAGAATATAGTCGTCATGGAACAGATTGGGGTCAGATTGAACGTAATCGTTTACAGATGATTGAAGAAGTACCACATGTGCATTTCGAATTAACACCAACTATAAGTTTGTACAATGTTTGGAACTGGCCAGACTTTCACATGGACTGGGTTGAGCGTGGTTTAGTTGATATTGAAAATTGCAGACTTAACATGTTAACTGGTCCAGATTTTATGCGAGTTGATTATATACCTGAGCATTATAAACAAGAACTAAGAAGTAAATATATTGATTACAAGGCATGGGCATTTGATAAAATTAAAGATCGAGCAATGGCTAAGCCTGAGATAATCAAAGATGTTATTGGAAAGATTGATAGTGTTATTCAGTTCTTCAACGCTGGAACTTTAAATGAATCAAAACTAAAGCAGTTTTTTGACAATAATCATAGATTAGATCAATATCGTGGAGAAGATTTTTGGAGCACATTTCCTGAAATGGAATGGTTAAGAAACTATGTCTAAGTTACTAAAAATTACACCTATGGCAGAACCGTATGCTTGTATTACTTGGCAAGTAAACAACTTTTGTAACTTTCAGTGTACTTATTGCAATCCAGGTAACTGGGCAGGAGATGTTAGAAATAATGGTAACCTAGATCAATATATTGAAAATGTAACAAAGATTTTTAAAACTTACCAAGACAAAGGATACAAATATTTTAAAATATTCTACAGCGGAGGAGAACCAACACATTGGGAAAACTTTATTCCTCTTACAGAATACCTAAAAGATTGGTTAGGTGATAGTTTAACAGTTAGTGTAAACACAAATCTTAGTAGACCAAAAAAATATTGGGAGCAACATTATCATTTGTTTAATGACATTGTTGCAAGTTTTCATGTAGAGTTTAGTAAGAAAGAAAGGTATATTGAAAACGCAAAGTTTTTGTGCGACAAAGTAAACTATTTGTGTACAAAAATGCTGATGCACGAAGAACGCTTTTGGGAGATTGTTGAGTTTGGAAATCGGGTAAGAGAAGAAGTACCAAACTATAACTTAGAATGGACACCTCTGTTTGATGAAATGAGTGTGAATGCAGGACCTTGGGAGTACAGTGATCCTGAAAAAGTAAAGTTTTTAGAAGAAGCACAGTTTGAAACTGTTGAAAAACTTCCCAAGCCTTACAATCCAAACAAAGCTGTAAGCATGGCACATTATACTGATACTATTGAACCTATTAACAGTAACAAGATTATTGCTGCCCGACAAAACTTTTTTAAAGGCTGGAAATGTTTTGTAGATGATGCTCTTTTTATTAATCCAAGAGGAGAAATATCAAGTGCAAGTTGCGGTGTTGGAAGAAATCATGGAAATATTTTAGATAAAGACTTGCAATTTACTACAAGACCTGTTATATGTAGTAAAGAGCATTGTCATTGCGGAACTGATATTATTATACCAAAAGAACGATTATGAATATAGAAGAATGGCAAATATTTTATAAGTATCAAAACAGAGGAATGGTACGTCCTAACATTGTTTATGTTCCTCGCATTAGTCCAAATAAAAGCATATTTTGTATGCAATATCAATATGATCGCAGATACTTTTTTGATAGAGCAGGATATACCCAAGCACATATCGATTTCTTTTTTGAAAATGAATGCAAATGGCTAGAGCATGTTCAAAAAGAAAAGTTTGCTCCAGAGATTATTGATATCGATAAAAAGAAACAACTGATATTTTTCAAATGGTATGATACAAGTTTAAATCATTTAATAGAAAAAGCCAAATGGAAGAATGATTACACAAATAAAGTAAATGATGTTCTCGATGCATTAGAAAAACATAATATGATTAAAATGAACTTTTATCCTCATAATGCATATTTAGATGATAATGATAATGTACGCATACATGATTTTTATGCATGTGCTAGTTTAAACTCTCCTTATATCCACATGGATAAAATTGAAGTTATTTTAGGTAATATCAACAAGTTTTATTATGAAAGACATACAACTGACGGATTAGTAAATCTCAAAGATATGTATATTGAAGTTATTAAAAATAATAGAGGAGAATGGCCAGTTTGTCTGACTACAAATTTACAAACATATTAATCAATGGTTGTAGTCATGCAGCCGGAAGTGAAATTTTTAGAAGTGGATTAGGAGACCATCCTGAAAACAGAAAACGATCTTTTGGTGCTAAACTAGCAAATAGATTAGGTGTAGATAAAACAGATTTAAGTGTACCTGGTGCTAGTAATGATTACATAGCTAGAACAACTTTATTTTATATACTAGATAATCCTCGACGTGCAAAAAATACCTTGTTTTTAATACATTGGACAGGTGAACATAGAACAGAAATGTTTTATGATACACCTGATGATAGTTTAAATGATGTATACGATTTTGTAGATTATGTTCCAGATAAACAGGCTGGACATGTACATCATGATCATTCTAGTAAACTGTTTCCAAAAAAGTTTGATAATAATCAAAAGGTATTAAGGAAACATTTATTTTACAGTAGTACTCATTGGTATGTAAAAAGATATTTAAATATTATACAAACACAAACTATTATCAAAAATATAGAAGCGCCCTTTATTTTTGCAAATGCATTTCAAGCATGTAAAAACGGAGGTAGATATCAGTTTTACAGAAATAAAATAGATAGAAATAGGTTTAAAAACTTTGATAACCCAGAAGAAAGTTTTTGGGAACATTGTAAAGATAAAGGCTTTGATATATCTGGACAAAAATTTTGGCATCATAAAGAAGATGCACACGAATATTGGGCAGATAAACTATTCAATGATTATTTCACCTAGTTGTTCATTTATTTTAACATAAAAGTTTGGTATTGACTTTATGTTGTTATGATTGTGTATAAGGATCTCTTCCATGTCTTGATACATTAGTTTCATTTCTTCTATTGTAAAACTATCAATGTATTCTATTATTTCGCAAATACGTGCAAGTCTATCTTTATTTGATATTATATCGTCATAATCTTCTGGCCAGTATTTGTCAAATGTTTTAAAGCCCATGTCTTTTAGCATTTGTAAAACACCAGGTGCTCCACAAAGTAAAAACGGTCTATAACTTTTTATTGCGTTTAGAGTTTTTTCGCTAATGTTAGGCCACGGTTGTGTAACTCTGCTTTCTTGAACAATAGCACAAAAACTTTCAAAATAGGTATCTGTTGGATCGTGCGTAGTTCTTGCGTTTAAGCCACTATCCTCAGGCTCAATACTATCATTTGCTCCTTTTTTAGCAGGATTGTTAACTGCAAAACTTAAAGGAACTTTTTCTTGTAAAATTGTATTACCTTCGAGTAAAATATTAGACAGTGCAGGATGTCGTAACTCAAACTCTTTCCAAGGAAACCACATTCTTCTTTTCATATCCTCGTTTGACATGCCATAATAAAAACTAACATGATTTGTATCTAGCATATTTTTGCCTGCTAAAAATGCTGTGATAAAATGTCTGCTTGGATCATATCTCCATGCTCCACTCCAAAACTTTTTTACTATTTTTTCAGGAAAAAACTCCGGAGGCATTTCTTCTCGATTTTGTATAAAGTTTTTTCTATCTCTTAACTTAACATGACATGTCCACCATTCTACAAATAAGTCCATAGATAGTAGTTTTATATTAGGATATTTAGGTTGATAATACTCCCAACATTTGTAATCTGTACAATAAACATTTACGTTGTTAAAATTGTGTTTAGTTGCCCATTCGTTTAGACTATCTAGTTCATATGCTCTAATGTCTTTAAGTTCTTCGGGTGCGTTATCTATTTTTAAAATGTGTGGTTGTTTATGTCCATTAGGATTATATTTGTAATGTGTCAAAGGTTCATAAAAATAAAATCCGATTGTTTTTTCTTGCAAAATCTTTTTGTGTTGTTCTGAAATCAATAAACTATCTAAATGATCTATAGTATGAGTGCCATTAAACACTGCAATAGGATGAGTAGAATCAGTAATATTAGATTCTCTGATTAAATCAACAAGTTGATCTATGGTACTGATATCTGTCATAGGTCTTCTTGTGCCTGTTTCTGATATAAGTTCGGGTAAAAGATTATTTTTTGGTCTAAAATAGATGCCCATAAACCAGTTTGTCAAAATATAAAGTCCTTTAACATTAAATATATTAGATATTTATAGGAACATCAAATGGAGTTACACGATAACGGTTTACTTATTAATCCAGAAAGAATAAACAAAACTATGAAGTTTATGTCTCAACGAGAACAAGACGATTATTACAGAGAATGTAAACGAAATCCTAGTTGGGAATGGGCTGGTGTAAATATTGAATATAAATTTAACGAATATGGACACAGAACAAAATCGGTTGCCGATTTGTCTCATGATTTTGTTTTAACATTTGGATGTAGTTATACCGAAGGTGTAGGATTACACCACGATCAAACTTGGTCTTGGAAAATATCAAAATATTTAGAAACCGATGTGTATAATGCAGCAAATCAAGGTACCGGTTGTGATATTCAGTGCTATCAAGCATCACAATGGATTAAAAATAACTTTCCTATTCCTAAAATTGTTATAGTACAATGGCCAGCACATACACGCAAAAGTTTTATCTATCACAATAACAATGATTATCGGTTCACTGATCGTGCAGAATCGAGAGATATAGACGGAACTTGGTATAGAAAAAGATATATCATGGACTACGGTGAGCTACATTTTGCTAATAGATTATGGTTTGATCATTTTAACTTATTGTGGAAAAGCATGAATGTTCCTGTTTTAAATTTTTCATGGGAAATGGATCATGAACGTATATTAAATAGTCCATATAGATTATGGGTTATTAGATGTAAAAATGGATCTATGAAAGCAAGAGACATGATGCATGACGGAAAAGAATGGCATCAAGAAACTGTAGAAAAGTTAAAAGGCTTGCTTTCGTTACCCGATTTCACGCATAAGATCTAGTGTGCAGCAATGGAAACAACCGCCTAATGTACGTGCGTGACGCAATGGCAACATAGCACACTCAATACCGTGTGCTTCTAGTGCTTTACGTGTAGGATCTTGATGTTCTTCTAATACAACTAGATTAGGATTAACACTAAACAAGTTTACATTCCAAGTCCAAATACTACTGTTGCATAGCCCTGGATAATGTCCTGCATCAACAGGATCCGGCGCCCAAATAATATCCCAATCCTTGAACGGACCAGGCAAAACATCTTTACTTTTAATTCTACTTGGATTAGCTAGTAATAGTCCTTCACGTAAAAATGCAATAGTGCTATCAATGTGCATATAACTGTAAACATTTTCAAGTGTATGTACTTTTTTATCACCCCATTCTTGAAAATCATATCTAGGCTTATTGAGCCATTGATCTAAATAGGCAGCACCTGCTTTGTTTCCGCTATTACTTACTAGATACAAAATGTCATCATTTGCACGAATAGCATTAGCAGCATCAAAGCAAGGCGCTACTTCAGTAAGTGCTAGTCGATCAGGATCGCCAACACAAGTTTCATCGTAGAGGTCGTCATTATTATATTGAGGGCTTAGTTCTACGCCTCCAATGTGGGGTAGCATATGATGAAACTCTCTCCTTCTTGCTCGCAAACTCATCGGCGTTGCAAGAAATCCTTTTTTATGAACAAATACAGTATCACGAGGACAATAGTTGTAGTATTCAACATCAGGTGTACGTTTAGGTCTAACAACTTCAACGCCTTCGCCTTCGAGAAAAGCAACAAACTTATCTAAATCTTCGTTGCTTTCTTCAACAACTTGATCAGGATATAGACCAGCCTTTACATCACTTACATCCTGTCTATCTGCATAGTTTATACAACGTAGACTTTTGTCCATTTCAGGAATACGGCAGTAGTCTGCAACGCCAACTAAAACCTTCTTTAATGGATCCCATTCATTTGAGCTATAAATATTCATACTATATTTAAGGACATTATATGAGTAGATTATTCACTTTTGGTTGTAGTTTTACAAGTTACATGTGGCCAACATGGGCAAACATTATTGCATATGATAAAGAGTTAGAACTTTACAATTTTGGTTTAGCAGGCTTAGGTAATGTAGGAATACAACACAGAATACTCGAAGCTGATATAAAACACAAGTTTACACCAGACGATAAAATAATGATATTGTGGAGTAGTTTTAGTCGTGAGGATAGATTTGACAATGGAATGTGGAAAGCTCATGGAAGTGTTTTTAACACAGGTAGTCCTTACAATAATAGAACATGGCTAACAAATCATTGGAGTATGCAAAACGATTTAGTTAAAAATATGACGTCAATTATATATGTAAATAAACTGTATAAAGATAATATTATATGGCAAGGACACAGCTTTACACCTTATACAAATGAGGCAGCTATATTTTTTGATCATTCTGAACAATGGGACATGTTAAAGCATTTTTATGAAAAAGAACTTCCAGAAATCAGTTGGCATATGTTTGAAACTAACTTACCGTTTGGAAAATTACAAGATAGTCATCCTGATATAAAAGGCCATATGCAAAAAGTCAAAGATTGGATTTATCCGTCACTGGGATGGAAAATAAGAGAAAAAACACTTGACAGATTTACTTTATTTTCAAACATGATTGAAGATTTTGTTATAGAAAATGATATAGTAACAAATCTTGACCCAGTTTATAATTATATACATAACAACTTGTATTTGAGATCTGACTTCAAAGATTTAAAAAAATATTCAAGAAACAGGTATATCCTTGAAGATATAGTTATTTGATATATCAGGATAATCTTTCCAAGACCAAATTTTTGGAGTACGTTGTATAGCATCTGGCAGTTTGTCTAACCCAAGTTGTGCAGTTTCTGGAGTTAAGTAGTAATGGTATCCCATACTAGTTATTTTTTGTTCAGGCCAAGGAGCATTTCTGTGTCTACCGTCATATCCCATTTTTAATAAGTTCGCACAATCTACTACATTATCGCATAATATCATGCCTGCTCTACCTAAACTTAAATGTTTTTTGTATTGAAAACTTATACACATAAGTGTGCCAGGAATATAACTATTTTGCCTCCAAAGTGTAGCAGCATCAATAATATTAGTGTTTGATAGTTTATAATACTCAGTCCATTGCTCTCTGTTAAAACTAAAACTTATATCTAGTTTTTTAAGAGTTAAAGGAATACTTAGGTATGTATGGTTTGGAACAGTGGTTTTTTTGATTTTTTTATACCGTAAACATAACTCTATAGCATGAGTACAACAGTCTGTGCTTACTGCACACGGCGCTCCAAAAAAGTCTGCAATCGCATTTTCAAACTCATTAACTATTTCAAACATAAGTATATTTATGTATGAGTTAAAATACCATCAAAATAATGGAACACATGTTTTTTATGCTTGGGGACCTAATACACCTGAACAAGTAATGAAATGTATTGATAATCCACAAACAAAAGAAATTATTATTATTGCTCCTGAAGAATGGGAACCTGTTCTTTTAGGAGGCTCTTCGTCGGCAGTTTACAAAACATTAGAGTATGCAAAACTAAAAAATATAAAAGTTACATCTTACTATGGAGCATGTACTGATAAACGTTTAAACTTTAGATATAAACACATTGATTTTGATATAAAACATTGGGAGAATTATTTTGCACATAGACTTGCATTTAGAAACAAGCATGGTGTATATCCTATCAAACCTGATCCAACAAAACTTGATAAACATTTTGTAAGCCTAAACGGCAGACCTCATTGGTGGAGGAGTATGTTTATAGACAAGTTGTATGGTGAAGGTTTATTTGACTATGGTTATATAAGTTGGCATGAGTTTGATTATGAAGATTACCAATCTTTATGGGATTTTAAATATTGGGAGCCAAAAAATCTTAATTTTGACAAAAAGTTTCATCAAAGTAACGGAATGTGTGATATATTTGTACCGCCTAATGAGTTTGCTAATAGTGTTTTCAGTGTTATCAGTGAAAGCAATTTAGACTGTTTGTTTATAACTGAAAAAACTTATAAAGCAATATACCATCAACGGCCTTTTTTAATATGGGGAGCACCATATTCTAATATGTATTTAAACAATATAGGATTTAAACTTTTTGATAATATTATTGATTATAAGTTTGATAAAGAAATACACGATGAAAAAAGATGTGATATGTTTATAAAACAAGTACGTGATCTTTGTTTGATAGATAAACACGAATTATATAATGTTACTAAAGATATTGCTGAGTATAACTTTGAAGTTTATTTAGACCATTTAAAAACTAAACGGTTTGTTCCAGAAGGCTTTGAAAGTTTTTGTAAAAATAATACAGATGTTCACAAACAGTTGCAAACTTATTTGGAATGTGTAAATAGTTATGAACCACTAATGGAGTTTTTAAAAAGTTAACATGAGAATATTATTGACAGGATCGAGCGGATTTATCGGACAACATTTACTACCAAGACTTAAAACAATAGGTGAAGTATTTGAACTGAAAAGTGATTTAACACATCACACAGGTGTACAACAAGAAGTTAAAGAAATCAAACCTGATATTGTTGTTCACTTGGCTGCAAGAACCGAAGTGCAAAAAAGTTTTTATGAACAGGTAAGTTTCAGCGAAGTAAACTATGTAGGAACAGTAAATCTTATTGAAGCCTGTAGAGCAGTTGATCCTATGCCGTACTTTGTGTTTGCAAGCACAATGGAAGTCTATGGTTGGCAACCTATTAGTGACGAAGTAGAAGTAACAGGTACATATGTAAATAGTGTAGCATTTGATGAGAATACTATTCCTCATCCTAATGCTCCATATGCAGTTGCAAAATATGGTTGTGAAAAATACTTAGAGTATGCAGAACGAGCATACGGGTTGAACTGGGCAAGTTTTAGACAAACAAATGCGTATGGTCGTAAAGATAACGACTTTTTTGTAACTGAACAGATTATTAGTCAAATGCTTAAAGGTGATACTTGCAACCTAGGTTATAGTGAACCTTATAGAAACTTTATCTATATTGAAGATTTGCTTGATGCATGGATGGCAGTTATTACTAATGGCGATAAAGTTAAAGGAAATATATTTACTATTGGGCCAGACGATCCCCGCAAAATTAGACATTGTGCAGAATATATTGCTGAAAAACTTGATTGGAATGGACAAATCAACTGGGATACAAAAGATCCACGACATGGAGAGATTTGGTGGCTAAACAGTAACCACAATAAAATCACCGAAGTTACAGGATGGGCACCTAAAATTACCTATGAAGAAGGAATAGATAGGACCATTCACCATTGGAAACAAATAATAAAATAAACTATTGCGATGTAAAACACACAAGATACATTGAACCGTTTAACTTACACACCAAAAAATATAGTGAGTGGTTAGCTAATCCTAGTGGCAAATATTTTTTTATAGTTCCTATTGCAAATATATTCAACTGTGAAGATAAAATACAAGAAGCAAAAAACAATAAAGATGTTTATGTATTGTTTTCTGATGTTTTAGAAGGATATGCACTAAGATATTTTCCAGATCTTTATGAATGCACACAAAAATACGATTGTATAAACAAAATATATTTTGCTACAGGATTATATCAAGCAGAAGCTGAATATAATCGTTGGTTACGTGAAAAAAAACTTAAAAAAACATTTCAAGTATTTTATTATCCCGAATGGTATCATAGAGTATACGACAACTATTATGATCAGCCATTAGATAATATACCTTATACAAAAGACTATGTATATTGTTGTTTAAACAATCGTCCTCGAGCGCATCGTATGCAAACTGTTGCTTATCTAAATCACTTAAACTTGTTACGACCTAACATAGGTAAGGTAAGCTGTTTAGATAATCATTATGAAAAAGATACAAACAAACTTACACCTGAACAACTATTGTTTCCTTATAGTCATAACTATTCAGACAAACATAAACAGATTTTAAAAACACAACAAACAGAGTTATGGAAAAAACTACCTTTAAATATCGATACAGAGGATTTTTCAGCAGGTTGTAGACCTCATGATTATAATCCAGGAATATATAACGATTGTTTTTTTAATATAGTTACTGAAACTCATTATCATACTGTACATCAAAAACATTATCATATATTCCTTAGTGAAAAAATGTGGAAACCTATAGTATGCAAACAAGCATTTATAGTAATAGGTCCAAAAAATACACTTCAATACCTAAAAAAACTTGGCTTTAAAACATTTTCGTGTATAATAAACGAAAGCTATGATTCAGAAGATGAAAGCACTCGATTGTTTAGTGCAATCGATGCATTAAATGAAGCACAACAAAAATATAGTGTTGCAGAAATGAATAGTATGACTAAACAAATAAGAAAACACAATCTAAAACACTTTATCAAGATACAAAAAAGTATGGTTAAAACATGCTGGTAGATTTAGATGATGTAGCATTTTGGATGGATGCAATACGCAACAGTGAAAATCACTTTGGTGTACTTGAAAGTTTTTGGAAAGGACAACTCAAAAGCAAAGTATGGCTTGTAAACCAGTTATCTAAACATGTACCCGACAAACCTCTCAATATAGTAATACATGGCGGCTGGAATGGCGTGCTTGCAAGTTTGTTATTTAACAGCAATATGAAAATAAATGACATTCGCAGTGTAGACATTGATTCAAGTTGCGTAGAAACTGCAAATATGATTTGTAAAAGACAAGAAATGTTAGGCAAGTTTAATGCTATTACTGCTGATATGTGTGAATATGAATATGAGTTTGATCCTGATGTTGTTATCAATACAAGCACAGAACATATTAGTCAAGAACAGTATGATAAATGGTTATCTAAAGTGCCTTCGACTAGTTTAATAGTTCTACAAAGCAATAACTATTATGACTTGCCTGAACACATTAGATGCTTTGCCAATGTAGTAGATTTTTATGAACATAGTAAACTTAGATATATAAAACAGCATGACACTTTAGAACTGCCTTTATACAATCGATTCCTTTTGATTGGAGAAAAATGAACAAAGACTTGATTGCAATGGTGCAAAACACTATTGCTGAAAAAACCACTCCAACATTTTGTGCATTGCCGTGGATACACATGGCAACAAGACCCAACGGAGACATGCGATTGTGTTGCAGTGCTAATGCTAGTGGTGCAGGTTCAGATCACACGGTAGGATTAGTCAAACAGCAAAACGGTGATCCTATCAACTTCAATACTGTTACTCCTATGCAAGCGTGGAACAGCGATTATATGAAAAGTGTACGCACAACCATGATGGAAGGTTCTATACCTGCAAGTTGTACCAAGTGCTTTGCAGAAGAGTCACAAGGTGTTGTTAGCAAACGCTTGTGGGAAACAGGCACATGGATGGAGCGTGGACTTGATGTAGAAGAACTGTTGAACAACACACATCAAGATGGCACATACAAAAACGAACTGCAATACCTAGATTTGAGATTAGGGCATACTTGCAACATCAAGTGTGTAATGTGTTCACCGCATGACAGCAGCAAGTGGGTAAAAGACTGGAAAGTGCTAGAGCCACAACTGGAAGATCCTGAAGTAAAGCGACAAATGCAATGGGACAAAGCTGCTTTCAACAACAAGTGGCATGAAAATGAAATATTCTGGGAACAGTTGTACAAGCAAATACCCAACTTGAAGGAAGTGTACTTTGCAGGTGGCGAACCATTAATGATTGCAGAGCACAAAAAGTTTATTGAAGAAATAGTACGCAGTGGGCATAATACGCACATTAGATTGCGATACAACACCAACGGTATTCTGGTAGACGAGGATCTTATCGAACTTTGGAAACACTTTGATCTAGTAAAAGTAGGTGTAAGTATTGATGCTGCTGGACCAAGAAACAACTACATTAGATATCCAACTGATTGGGCAACTGTAGAACGCAACTTGCACATGCTGGATCGCACACCTGACAACATTCGTCCAAGCATTGCCACTGCTATACAAATATTTAATATCAAACACTTACCTGATTTTATACATTGGAAAAACACACAAAACTTCAGCAAAGTAAACACTGAAATGATCAGAGGTGTAAGAGCAGGCGGTGGACTGATAAACATGCACTTGCTGTATATTCCAACATTTATGAGTATACAAATACTGCCCAAAGAGGACAAAGCAGAAATAAGAGATTTGTTTGCCAAGTTCAAAAGTTACTTGTACGACTTTTACACAAAAGATCCTGTGTTTTGGGAACAGAATCCTTATGGTTGGCGCCGTTGGGAAGCAATACTAAATCACATGGATGCACAGGACAACAGTCATTTGTTGCCAGGCTTCAAAGAATATGTAAACAAACTGGATGCAATAAGAGGAGTAAATGCTAAGGATGTATTTCCTGAACTTGCACATTTGTTATGATCAAACGTATAACCAATCTTAAAAACAGACTTCAGATAGAGATAATGCTGGGCAATCTCTGCAACTTCAAATGCAGTTATTGTTTTCCTGACAGTAACAGCGGCACTATGCCTTGGCCTGATGAACAACTGTTTTACAAAAACTTGAGGCATTTGCTGCACAGTTACAATAAACCTGTGCTGATATACTTGATTGGTGGAGAGCCTACAATATGGAAAGACTTACCGTCTGTTATGAATAAGCTAAAAACAGAGTTTGATGTAGTGTTTAAAATCAGTACCAATGGCAGCAAAAGTATCGGTTGGTGGAAACGGCACATAGATATATTTGACATAGTCAATGTCAGCATACATCACGAATACACAAATATCAAACACAGTATTGCTCTGCTGGATTTGCTTTACGAACATAATATAGAATGCAATGCAGATGTGTTGATGAATCCACTGTGCTTTGATAAATGTATACACATAGTTGAACAGTTGACAAACAGCAAATATCCGTTTACGGTTATTGCAAAGCCTGTAATAGGTTCTGCTGAATACACAGATACACAGAAAGAATATTTGAGTAAAAGTGTGAAAAGGTATCCAGAGATTGATTGGTATATTAATGCTGCAAGGGTAAAGCGCACTGAAATATTTGTAGAAACCGATTCAAGCACTGTTAAGATAGACAATGATAACTGGTTTCACATAAACGGATACAACAACTTTTTTGGATTCAAATGCAATCTTGGTTTGGATATTTTTACTATATTTAGAACAGGTGTAATCAGCGGCAACTGCACACAGCATTTGTATGATTGCAACTTTTATGACGACGATTTTGTAAATAAGTTTACAGCAAGGACAGAGCCTGTGATATGTGAACAAACACAATGCACTTGCAGTGGAGAAATGGGAATAAGCAAATGGACATTTTAAAACCTGTTAGTCCCAAAATGTTTGATGTACAATGGGAAACTACTCTTAAATGCAATCTTGATTGTTCATATTGCGGTGATGGACATAATAACAAAACTAATCATCCTGAATGGCAAGATTGTTTGACTACTGCTGATTTTATTATAGAATACACCAGTAGAATACTAGATACAAAACCTATAGAGCAACAGTATGCAGGTATTAACATACAAGGTGGAGAAAGTTTCTTCCAACCTGGCATTTTAAATGTATTTCAGCACTTGCATTACAGGATAAAAGATTCTGGTAAAAATATTAATGTCAGTACTATTACAAACGGTGTTGTAGGAAACAATCTATGGAATACAATGATGAAGTATATAGATTATTACACTGTAACATTTCATGCTGAAACAGAATCAAAGCAAGTTAAAATTTTTAAACACAATGTAATGGGTTTAAAAGCCAATAAAAAACAGTTTCAAGTCAACATCATGATGCATCCAAAATATTGGGAAAAGTGTGTTGCAATGGTTGAATGGTGTAAAAAATCAAAGGTGCCTTACCACTTGCGAGAAATAGATCATCACTGGTTAGATTTTAGATTTAACTACAATGCTGAACAAGTAAAATACTTGCGTGGCGAATCTCCTACAAAGTTAAACAAGAAACTGCTGTCTATAATAACAAGGGGATTTGATCTAGGAGACAAAAGAGCTTGTTGCGGTGGAGCAAAACTTTGTTCAGATGGATGCACTGTAGACAAAGTTGAAAATCGTTTTGCTGGCTGGCATTGCAGTGTGGACAAACATTTTTTGTATGTGCAACAACACAGCAAAATGGTGTACACAAACAAGGATTGTAAAATGAATTGGGACGGCGGCATAGGACCTATTGGTACACTCAATAATACAAAAGAAATATTGGATAGACTAGGTACCACTGGCACTATAATATGCAAAAAGAAAACATGTTGGTGCGGTATATGTGCGCCTAAAGCAAGGACAAAACAACTGTATGATTCGTTATAAAGACATCAAAACTGTACATATAGAACTTACCAATAGATGTCAAGCAAGTTGTCCTATGTGCGATCGTAACTGGCATGGCGGATTAGAAAATAGTAGAATCAAAATTTGTGACTGGAGTATTGATGATTTTATTAAAGTATTTGATGATGTTAGCCTAAAGTTTATTCAACACTTTTATATCTGCGGAAACTTTGGAGATCCTATGATATGTCCTGATATATTAAAAATATTACAATACCTAAAACAAAAACAAAAAAGTATTGAAATACACACAAATGGCGGAATGCATAATGCTGACTGGTGGACTAGTCTACCTAGCTGTTTACCTACAAATCACAAAGTAGTTTTTTCTTTAGATGGTTTAAAGGATACACATTCAATATATAGGATTGGAACTTCTTATGAAAAAGTTTTATCTAATGCAAAACATTTTATATTAAATGGCGGAAATGCAGTATGGAGTTTTTTAGTATTTAGACACAATGAACATCAAATTGAAACAGCAAGAGATTTAAGTCGTTCTTATGGATTTAAAGATTTTTATGTTAAACACAGCAGCAGATTTGCTTTTGATGATAGCTTTGGAGTTTTTGATAAAAAAATACGATTTCAATATTTTTTATATCCTAGTTCATTAAGTTCTAATATTAAACTTACAGATAATGATTTAGAAAATATACAAGAGTATGTAGATAGCACAACTATAACATGTTATGCTAAACATAGCAAAGAAATATATATTGATGCTCACAAAAACTTATTTCCGTGTTGTTTTCTTGCAAGCATACCATACCAACCTTATGAAAATCCTAAACTTGATGATATTAGATTACACATAGAAAACCAATACGAAATGCTTATAAAAGATTTAGGTGATACAAATGTTTTAAAATCTAGCATAATAGACATAGTAGAGAGCGATCAATATCAATCAGTTTGGGAAAAATACTGGTCAATAAACAAACTATACACTTGTGCTAGAACATGCGGAAATAAACTAATATCACCTAGTGAACAACTTAGTAATGCCAATAAGGTAAATCAATAATATCACCTGCTCGTTGATCAAAATGTATCCAATAATCAAATCGATCTGCAAAACTTATTAGTTTTTCTTCTGCTTTCTTTCTATATTCTAAACTGTAAAATGGAGTAGTGCATTCAAAACAGAAAACATTACTCATTTCTATATATAAACGTCCAGGTCTATTTTCTATTATTTTTATAAAATCATCAGTTTCAGCGATAACATCTATATGATGATACTCTGCATTAATATGCTTTGTTTTACTTTTAATATTTTCTAATGCTGTAGGACTATGATCATAAAAAATAAATAAGGTGTTTTCGTCTCCAAGTTTTTCATATAAATTACCGCTTGCTGGTAAAACAACAGTTTCTAAAGTAGTGCGTTCATGAATAGGTAGATTATCACTTCCTGTGTTTTCATTATAAACTAGTTCTGTTAACGCAAATCTATGACGTTTGTGTATGAAATCTATTCCAGTTCCATCAGGATATATATAGTTTTTCAGAGAACGTTGCTTTTCGTTAAAAGATAAAATTTTGTATCCCTGTCGTAACCCAACTCCGATAGCATTGTATCCATGCAGTTTATGATTATAAGTTCCAACTTTCCAACTTGCTTCAATCTCTAAAGGAGTATACCAGTCGTGAATATTTTGTTCTGTCCTAATTGGTATAACTTGTCTGTGTTGAATGCAATGTTGCTCCTGTCCTATTTCTACTTCTAAAAGTTTTAAGTTTACTACGTAACATTGAGGATGTAAAGTATAAAATGCATCTCCCATATCCAATAAATGTCCTAATAGGAAATAATCTCCTTTTATACTTTCAAAAAACTGCTCGCCGTATAAAAACTCAGTAGCAGGGCTTATAACAACTGCTTTTTCATATTGTAGTTGTTTTAATGTTTGTTCTTCGTCTCTTGTAACATACACATCAAAGTTCATACCAACACAGTTTTGTATTGTGTAGTCTGCCTGATTTTTTACATATTCTTTTGTAATGCCAGAGTACTTGTGAGTATCGTCTACAATAACAACACAAAAGTCTTCTCTGCTGTGAAACTTACCCGGATACTTTATCATATTGCTTCTTATAACTCCTTACAACAAGATTTGCAAATAGTGTGTGCATACTGCCTGGAATAACATGTGTAATGTTGTGTATTCTATCTGTGTCAGTTGGATTATGCACATTGTGATCTTTGAAAATGTTTACCAAAAACTGTTTTCCATCGGCAAATGGAACAACAGTGTTTTCAACATGCATCTCACATCCTGCTGGATGATTGATAGCAGTGTTGATTGGTATTTGCAGTGTGTGCCATGCACTTAAATCTATGTCACCCGGATTGTCGTTGTGTGTGTCTATCATACCGCCTGCACCAAGTCGCATAAATCTACTTCTATAAACAAACTCTGCAGGAAACTGCAACCAAAAGTTTTTGATATATTGACACAAGTCTCCTAGTTCTGTCCAATCGTGCGCAGGTGGCAGTTCATAATCATAAACCCACCAGTGATTGGTTTTGTCTGTGTCTATGCCATACAGTGTACAAGCCTGCCAACCTTGGTGCGAACCTTCGCCTGTGCTTTCGTCTCTGTGATCCACATAGTAATCTTCAGCAAGTTCTGCTTCTGCTTTGTACTGATCGATATTAAGCATAGGATAATCCAGTTCAATATAATCAAAGTTGCTTTCTTGGAATATCCAAGTCACTTGATCATACAGTGGTAGGTCTGGTAATGCTTTCATACTCGCTCCTTGATCTTGCTTTAGGCACACACATGCCACATCCGCACCTACTGTTTGGACACACAATGGTTCTGCCTTGGTTTTCCAGCACATAGTTGAGTATACCATCTGTGTTCCGCAAACTGCCTATTGCACCTCTGCCTTCAAACTTGGCTTTGCAAGTCTGATGATGATACACTTTTTGTGTGTGTTGGTCTATGTGTAAAAAGTGTTTGTTTACACTACAATACCAACCTTCAAAGTTTGTGTTTACAGCACTTATTTTACTCCAACAGTTGTTGCACTTGCCCAATATATCTCTATTTCCGCAGCAACCTCTTGGCATTTGATTACCACTTAATATTTGTTCTTGTGTTTTTGCATCTATACCGTGGTAATCAAAGAACCATGCTTGTTGCTGTTGCGTGTAAGGATGACTTGTTCTGCGCAATACACCTTCGCTGTCTTTGAACCACTCTGTTGTTCCCAAGTTACCGTCTCCAATTATAGTAGGAAATACTATTATACCATATTTTTGTAAAATGTCAACTGTTTCTATACACTCGTCCCAATGATCGGTGTGCATCATTACATTCACTGTTAGCCATACATTGTTGTCTTTCAGTAGTTTAGCATTGTCTATAGTTCGTTGTTTACTAAAATGTTTTGCTTCAGTATGGTAACTTAACGTAACTCCTACAATGTTTTGTTTGATAATATCAATATATTTTTCTGGCCATGTGCCATTGCTGGTAAGTCCAACAGTAAAGTCACTGGTGTCTTTGATATGTTGTACAAAGTCCCAAAAGCGGGGATTAACAGTTGGTTCGCCCCCTGTGAAGTTGATGTTTGCATTTGGTTGGTTATACATCATTGTGTAGTTTTTAACAAAGTTGTATGTTTCTAACAGGTCCTCCCATAATGTAGGCGGACTGTAGGTATTGTGCCTATCGCTTTCGCAATATGTACAGTCAAAGTTGCAGCGGCGCCCTATATCCCATGTAACTGTCATGGGTTCGGGTTTGGCTAGTTTTATTGCTTCTACTTCCATTTTGTTATATTAATGTCTGCGGCACAAGTACACCACTTGCGTGTGCAAACAACAGGCTCCTCTGGTAGTTTGAATGTGTTATTGTATATATTTCCCAAACTTCCACCTACTCTACAAGTGGCTCTGTGTACTTCACCGTCCCAGTTTATCATTAGGCTTTCTATACCTGCCATACAGTTCCATCCTTCGAACTGATTTAGATGTTCTTTTATTACATCGTTGGCGTGCTTTAGTTCGTGTTCGTCTATCAGTGTATTGGGTTGAGCAGTTGCAGTGTTGCGCATTATCCAATCCAAGTCATTTTGATTGTATTTTAAATCGTCAAACCAATCGTGCTTTTCTGTCCATCTTATTCTTCTAACTGTGTATGGTATTTCGTGTCCAGTGAGATATGCTGCTGCTTTTTTGACATCACTCATATGATCCTGATGTGCCATTAGTGCAATATGATAATCCTTTGGAAACTTCAAACTTTCTGTTGCAGTTGCAAAGTTGATAATATTGTTTAATCTTTTACTCCATTGAGTATCCTCAAAGTGTAAACTGAACACAATATAGTTTACAGGTATGCGTTCATAAAACTCTGTGGTCCTTGTGCCGTTGGTTGTAACACTTAACCACTTTATCTTGGGTCTTGCATACTCTAGTAAATCTTCGAAAGCAGGATGCACAGTTGGTTCTCCACCGGTGAAGCTGATTCTAGCATTTGGTATTTTGCTTATCTCATCAACAGTATTGAAAAGTGTACCTGCATTTGTGTGTGGACTTATCAAGTCGTGTATTTCAGGAGGACAATATGTGCAATCTAGATTGCAGCGTTTGCCCAAGTTCCATTCTATTTTCACACTGTCTGCATAATGAGGCCAGCGATTTTCTACCCTAAACATACCTGCTCAAACTTTCTTTGATTCCTGCTTGCATCTAGTCTGTGATTGAACTCCAGTGTTTGCGGCCATTTGTCGCTCAAGTCTCTAGCCATTAAAAAGTTGATATTATCCTGTATTTGTTGCAGTGTTATTGGCAACAATCTATCATCCACAGCCATAATAGGGTACTTTGGCACTATCTCTTTCATTGCGGTCAATCGATCAACTACAACTTCTTTGTATTCTAGAGGCAAACACTGAGCACTCAATACATTTGGATAGTTTACTCTGTGTGAATAAAAAACAATGCCCATGGTATTTAAAAAGTAATCAATAATATCTGGTAGTTGCATAACATTACCTGCTTGCACTGTGCAAGCACCTACAACATATTTAACATTGGGAAAGCTCTTAAAAATTTTGACATTTTCTTCCATTTCTTCAAACTTACCATTGCCTCTAATGTATTCATAAACATCGTGTAGCCCGTCTATGCTTACATTTACGACCACGTTTTTAAACTTAGGCCAATAGTCGTGTATGGTCCTTCCGCCCTTTATACCCGTCACTGTGCCGTTTGTAGCATACTTTATTTCAATGTTTTCGCCGTATGGTGCTAACAAGTCTAAAATGCGATAGTGATTAGGATCCATCAGTGGCTCACCACCAGCAAACTCAACTCTGCGGAAATATGGTAACAG